TCCAGACCCAGCATTAGTGTCGACGAATTTTTGAGACCTGGTGCCGTAACTATAACGGAGGTTGGACTAGAAACAGGATTGTGTGGAACTGTTGATTTTTCCAGTGTCTTGCCAAATGACACGACGGAGCAACCGGTAACATCATCATGTTCTATTCGCGCTGATGACGCCAGACGCCGCATGCGCAGCGCCGGAAATGCCCGACGCCCAGGGTCCAAATACAATGCCGACTTTAACCAGTATTTAGTAAATAGACAACGGACATTTAATCAGAGTCAATCGCATCATTTTAAAACAGGTGATTCTAGTGTAATAAGCGCGCAGAATGTCTATACGCCCAATGGCATAAGTGCTTGTGCAGGTGAAGAAAACTTTGTGAAGTCTTATTACAAACCGAGCAACGCCAAGTTTGCCACGCAGGGTGGAGTGTCATCGGGTGCCAGATTGGACCGTTTGAAATATGATGCCATTAAGCAGGCACAAAATTCATACAAGGTGTCTATTGCTCAACCGGTGGGTTTATCACTAAAGGATAAAACAGGATACCCAAATGCTAGGTGCAATATCAAAGGTTGTGCTCCGGCGTATAACTGCAGTGTCACGAGTATTACAGGAGTTTCATGGTCTAATGTGACATCACCAGACCCGGCAGGAGACTATGCAATTTATGACCAACAATGGGATTTCTATTGGGACCCAATTCCTGGCGGGACTGTTTATCTCATTGAACAACCTGGTGCAGAGTTACAAACATTTGTACTTCTCACACCAACCACTGGAACCTTATATACAAAAAATCCAAGTAATAATGATTTATTTGTGCGCGCGCATGTCACCGGATGTCCGGACATTTCGGGTTCTGTGGCGCCGTGTTTCTTTCATGATGCCATTGTAACAATGGCAGACGGGACTACAAAGGCAATAGAGGACGTTCGTGTTGGTGATATGATTTTAGGTGCATTTGGCGAACACAATCAGGTGCTCGCATTGCATCGTCCTCTACTAGGAAATAACACAATGACCAATATTAACAATGACCATCACACGTCGTCGCACCACCCTCATATTTCACCCGATAAAAAGTTCTACTCAGTTAAACCGGCAACAGTGATGTCAGACACATATGGCAAATCACATGAGGTCTTGGATGAGAATATGGTTCCTTACCAGAGGTTTTTAGCAGGATTGAATGCTGGACGAGTACAACAGATGGAAACTGGTATAATGTTGAAAACAGTTGATGGACCCAAGGAAGTCACATTTTTAGACACATATGAAATGGCGCCGGAAACACAGTTGTATAACTTGGTTGTGGGGGGAAGTCATACATATTGTGTTGATGGTTATGCGGTGACGGGGTGGCCTAATGAAGAGGATTTCGATTATGATATGTGGGAAATAAGGGAACCAAGGTTAAGCGCCTAAGGCGCGACGCTCGCCCTTCGGGCGAGACAACCCCCTATGACCCTTCCCTTTTAAGTAAACCTGCGGTTTTTCCAAGTGTATTCGCCCGTCGGGTGAATATACGCTACGATGCTCGCACATTAAAGGAGGGGTCCAATGGGAGAACACCAAAGGTGTTCCCCTTAAAGGATGGTTAATAACAAAACCCACAGTTTTATTATTAAAGGCAAACTAAAAAGGGAAAGGTCTAAGGAAAACCGTAGGTTTGCCTTAAAGGCAAACTAAAAAGGGAAAGGTCTAAGGAAAACCGTAGGTTTGCCTTAAAGGCAAACTAAAAAGGGAAAGGTCTAAGGAAAACCGTAGGTTTGCCTTGCGTAAAAAAATTTTGATTTTTGTAGTCAATATGTATAACTGAGACCCCCAATGTTATGGAAAGGACGCACATTCAATCAGATCATTTCAAAGATAAAATTGAATAAAGGAATAATTGAAGGAACCAACAAATTCATATCATCGCCCATCAAACAATATAGACGCGAAATTGACACAGAGGACAATTGCACGCGCGCCACAACCACCATGATGGATTTTTTCAGACCAGGTGCAACAATTGTGAATAGTGCAAGTGGTGCCGGAATACACACACTCGATATTGTAATCCCCAATGACCTGTGTGAAACTCCCATTGAAAATTCATGTTCAGCGCGTGCAGAGAACGCAAAACGCCGAGTGCGCAGTGGCAAGAATCCGGATACAAAATTGTACTGCACATCATCCATACAACGTTTGGAAAAACGTGGATTGCAGTATGAGCAACACAACTATAGAAATTTGCAAACGGGCGACCCAACATTTAATACAGGAACTCCGGCAACACTGCAAAATGTGTATGTGCAAAATGTAAAAAATCGTTCTCCAAGAGTGAGAATATTCATGAACGGAATGCCACTATTCAAATACAGATGGATAAATGGTCAAGAGTATGATGTTGTCATTCCAAACGGTGAATACAATTTAGAAGAATTGAATGGTGCATTCAACAACATTATGGCAATCAACAAACATTATTTGATAGATTTACACGCAAATATTGTAAAAATATATTTCATGAAATTTGTCTATGATACACACCAAAATCGAATCCAAATTCAATGTTCTGGAATAGATTCGCAAATGTTTCCATCAACCCGGTATGAAACATGGACATCATATTTAATAAAAGTGGATTGGAATTTGCCTGAGCACACATTGATCCCAAACATCATTCTGTTACCCAAAACAGAACATAATTCATTTTTGGACATCATTGGATTCGAATCACCCGGATACTATCCACCGGAAAAAATCAGCGAAACAGAACCGTTCACGCAACCAGATACAATTTTAGACCCCGCAAATAATTATTATATAGGAAAACCGCGATACTATGTGATGGGCGAAAAGGAACCGCAAATAAAGACAAAATTTGAACCATTGATTTATAAACCGAGCAACACTAAATTTGGTGTCCAAGGTGCGGTCACCTCAAGTTCTGTGATAGCGCGATTAAGATACAACACGATCACTGGTGCCACAACACAATACACAACACCTTTGGGACAACCGATGGCAATTCCTTTGGCGTACAATATTCCCGCGCCGGGATATTCGCACAAATATTCTGTTGGATACAGTGCTGGATGCATACCAACCATATTAACAAGTAAAAACAGCGTAATGTCATTTTGCCCTGACCTAAAAACTAAAGGTGGATAATATATAGATATGTCTTCAGAAACCACGGCAGCAGTAGTGGTAGTGAGTATATATTGTTTAGTGATATATTGTGTAGTGAAATCGTTCATGTGTTTTGGCAAATCGGGGTCAACATTAGAAAAAATATTTGGAGTGATAATTGCATTTTTCACAGGACCATTTTATCTTCTGTATTTAAATTTCAATAAAGACTATTGCAATGATGAATAAGTTGATCTGCCGACTCTTACCCCCAAATGGTTGGTGGACGCAAAAATAACAATGAAACGACATTTTGCCCTGACCTAAAAACTAAAGGTGGATAATATATATAGATATGTCTTCAGAAACCGCGGCACCAGCACCAACACCAACACCAGCACCAGCAGCACCGGAACCCGAAACCAAAGACACAAATAATGTTTCCAATATGAACATTCTTGTATTAATCTTTTTGGGAATTTTTATACTAGTTTGCATCTATTGTTTAGTAAAATCAATCATGTGTTTTGGCAAATCGGGGTCAACCGCAGAAAAGATATTTGGAGTGGTAATTGCATTTTTCACGGGGCCATTTTATCTTCTATATTTAAATTTCAATGAAGGATATTGCAAAGATGAAGAAGTTGTTCCGCCTCCTCTTCCCCCCCAAATGGTTGGTGGACGCAGAAAATAACAATTACAAAACATTTAGAAAATCAATATAATATAAATTATATAACATGACTAACCCCAATTTGCTTTTTAATTATTATCCCAGTTACATGGTGTTGAAGATTTTTGTCAATGACAATGCATTACGTTTGCAATATATTAATGCGGTCAATTTGCACAATATGAAAATCTTAGATGACCCCAAATATATTGATGCTGGATTTGACATTTATGTGCCCAGCAACACCATCTGTCGCGAAAGAAGTGCAGAGAATCGCATAAACAAAATCGACCATAAGATTCGGTGCAGTGCGACAATTGTAAGTGCACAAGGACAATACAACACAGGATATTATATGCATCCGAGATCCAGTATATGTAAGACTCCATTGCGCTTGTCAAATACAACAGGAATTATTGATTCGGGATATCGCGGGAATCTGATTGGTATGTTTGACTGTCTTGACCCTCACTATGAAGTGGAGCAGCATGACCGGTTGCTGCAGATTTGTGCGCCGTCATTGATGCCGATTTTTGTAGAGTTGGTGAATGCCGAATCAGATTTAAGCGAAGAAACGGTGCGCGGTGGTGGTGGATTTGGTTCAACCGGCAGATAATAAAGGAAACCCATGGTTTCCTTTGGAACCTTCCTTTTTCTTTGAATAATTCCTTTTTTCTTTGGAACCTTCCTTTTTTCTTTTGAACTTTCCTTTTTTCTTTGAAACCTTCCTTTTTTCTTTTGAACTTTCCTTTTTTCTTTGAATAATTCCTTTGGTGAAAATTGATTCTTTCTTTTTGAAAAAGAATCAACCAACAAAATAAACTAAAATAAAACCTTATAATCTTTGAAATGAACCTAGTAATTACCCCCATAAGTAAGAACCCAAAAAGTCCAAGCAATGTGGATTATGCAGAACAGATGTCCCGTGTAGGATACACATGGTGTTGGGACGACAGTCGTTATAATACCGCAAATGCCGGCGAATATTTCGGATTTTGTTTCAATGGTGACAAAGTGGTTATACATAGGATTTTGGAAGTAAAATCCCCAACCGAGAGATTGCCAAGTTGGTCCAGAAACGTAGGACAAGGAAACCGAAATGTCCTCGAGTTGTCGGATCCATTGTTGACAATTCCTTGGTCAAAGTGGCAAGAAATGGGTGGACACAAGAAGATACAGGGCACATGCAGAACAGAATTGTTCAAAAAAAGACCCATGTTGTTTGAATACCTAACGAGGGTGTCGAGGGTGCAATCAATGAGCAACTAGAGGTTGCTCCACGTGTAACTGCCACCCGAAGGGAGGCAGTTATACCCTCGGCACCCATTAGCGTCGCTTCGCTGACGCAGTAAAAAGATCTTGACACTTTAATAAGGTCCAATAACAGTCTAAGGAGGGGTCTAAGGGGAACCAAGGTTCTCCTCTTTGCCAAGGTCCTTTTTGTCGGCATCCAAATCATTGTATTGGATCTTGCCTTTCAAATATGCGCTATAGAAAATATTCTTCTCGGTTGAAACAGTGGAATATACATCACCCATTTTTGTAATCATAAACAGGACTGATGTGATGAAAGTAGAAGTTGTCTTGTCATCCAAATAGTATTTATAAACCACGAATCCCGACAAAATGGTATTTATCACAAAACAAGTAAGCGCAGCATACCCCGATTTCTGGTAAAATGCATCATAAAACAGGATAGTATTCTTTCTCTCTATCGGCAACTTTTCCAAAACCAGTCCAACCGACTCATTGTCGGTCATGCATTTTGGATTAACATCGAGGTAGGCAATCATTTTGCCCTCGCGCTTCACCTCGGCAAAATACATGGTGAGAAAAGCAGCAAGTGTAATACAATTGAAAGTGAATCCGGCATTATACAAGGGGTCCGATCCAGTCTGAGCATTTTCCTCAATAGAGCAAATGTGGTCTCCACATGTCTGGGGTACAAACAGGATTAGGAAAGAAGCAATGAGCACTCTGTATAATTCCAATATTACAGTAATGGTGACGCCGGTTTTTTGCTGAAAATCCTGGTCTCCCATGGTTGTTTGCATGGATACAAAGCAATCCGACAACCTTTTCAAACAGAGAGACAAATTAGTTTCCAATGCTGCAGGCGCAGACATGGGCGCAGACACAGATGAAGGCAAAGTTGCCAAGTCGACACTTTGGGATGGTGTGGTGATATCAATAACCACTAAAGATTCGGTGACGGGTTCAGATTCCATTATATATATAGACTGTGACAATTCTATATATATTTATTTTTCACAACAATAGTGTCCATCATCATAATAAATTCGATACACAACCGGCGCAGGAATTTCATAAATAGGTCGCATAGTTGCCTGCATTTGTGTGCTAGCAACCAGTTGTTTTATGCTTAAATTATTTGCATTTGGAATTAGCACTTTTTCCTGTGTTTTTTCATTAATAAAATACAATTTATCTATTTCATGCAGCGTGCCATAACAGATGGACGCGGATTTATACAAATCCATCAAGGATGCGTTCTTGTAAAGCATCACAAACTCGCCGTATCCACACGTCTTGGTGATTTCAAAAACATACATGCAATCCGGAATTCTCCGCAAGAATTCGTTTAGTTTTTCTTGATATGCCGCGATTTCCATAGTTGGTTAATTGCAATACAGGATTATTGTTTATATAGTTTGAATTGTAGATAACTCATTATAACATCCTCTGCAAAGCGGCATATAATTGTCGGCACCAATCACAATCTGCGCATCCTCATCAGTAACCCTGTGTGAAAATATGGCAAGTGTTCCATCGCGGCATTTAGAGCAAAATGCGCTCAACTTTTCCACCGTATCACAATGTGGGATCAACCCAAGAATTGTACCAAATTGCTGGCGTTTGAAATCCCCGTCCAATCCACACACATGAACGCGTTTATTATGAACCTCTATCATGTTCAAAACAGAAGGTAACAAATCATCGAAGAATTGTCCTTCATTGATGAGGACCACATCGGCATCGCGCCACAGAGCATGATCCAGTGTTTTCGAAAATATGCACGGGATTTCAATGCGGTCATGCGACGACAACGCGACATCACTATATCGCACATCCAGTTCATAATTGATAACCACAATTTTCTTGCCTATAAATTTGTAGGCCTTGTAATGCTCTATTAGGCGCGTAGTTTTCCCAGAAAACATGGGACCGATGATGAGTTCTAAATAACCAACAGAAGGCGATATCATGGATGTATTTTTAGACATCAAGGGTTTATATATTTTTCAATGATTTCTTAAATCACCAATGTGCGCACATTATCCATGATGAAATAATCGACCAGCACATCGATTTTGCAATCATAATTGTGCAGCACCGTTTCCATGCGCGAAAGCATGTCACCGGTTATTTCCGGCGCCGTCCGAATACAGTGACTGTAATAATCCTTTATGATTTGCTTCTTGTCGATATTATAGTGAATGCTAAGATTGTGTATGAATTCCTTCAACTTATTATGTAGGACCAAAAAATCGTCTTTGTCAGAGGAGTCAAACATGGATTTGAGGCGTTCCCAAACAGTGGCGTTGATGATGTTGTCTTGTTTGACGACTAAATTCTGGTTCAGTTGAATGAAATTAATCATGCTGCGAATGTCCGATTTATACAAGTTCTGTATGACATTGATGGATTTGTCGGTTAATGCAAGACCTTCTTTTGTGCAGATGTCGCGTATAAATTCGTGGATTTTTGGTTGGGGCAATTGATTGAAACGCACACAGATGAATTCGTGTTGGAGCGACAATTCGATTTTGCTGATATAATTGCAAATGAGGCAGAACTTCACATTGTCGCCGCACACTTGCAAGAGATACTTGAGCGCCTGTTGGGCGTTTTTGGTCATATAATCAACTTCATCGAGGACGACAAATTTGTACCCGGTTTCAAACAGATTCTTGGTTCTGACGAATTGGTAGATTTGATTGCGGATGGTGTCGATCCCGCGTTCATCGGATGCATTAAGATGGATGACGAGACTTTTGTTGACATGGTTTTGCGATTTCTGGTATTCATTGATGAGATTTATTACAGTAGTGGTTTTGCCGGTGCCGGGGGGTCCATACAGGAGCAAATTAGGGAAATATTTGTTTTTCAACATGGTTAGGAAAATTTTCTTGTTGGTGGGATCGAGGACGATGTCATCGAATTTGTTGGGGCGATACTTTTCGGTCCACGGAATATTTTCTGTGTTTGAATTCATTGGCGATAGAGATTTTAAATAAAAAGTTCATATATCTGTTTATTTAAAATTATTATTTTACCAAAATCCAGGTTTATATTTTTCGTGTTGTTTCATGAGTTCATCTGTATTACACCATTGAAAATTTAAAACGGCACGTTTTAAATCTTTAATGGCGCGGTATCGGTAACGATTTGAAACAAAGCACACCTACGGTGTGCGGTTTTAAATCTTCACCGGTATAAATGCTGCCAAATTGTGTGGGTCACTTACATTATCATTGATAATACGTTCTTCACTATAATATTTATTTCAACACTGAATTTTTGCCTGAAGTTCTTCTTGTTGAACTTATTCTTGTTGGTCTTCTTCTATTTTCTTCAGGTAGTGGTAATCCAATTCCTTGTTTAAAAAATGCTAAAGTTGTCTGAATTTCATCTGCATCTTTATAATGCCTTTTTCTATTTTCTTTAGGTAGTGATAATCCATTTCCATGTTTAAGAATTGCCAATGCTTTCTTTGTGTCTTCCTTTACATTTGGTTGCCTCTCACTACTAACCCTAGAACTAAAATTTCCACTTCCAACTTGTTTTCTTGTTCTGCGCCGTTTGCGAGTTTTATTTTGCAAAGATTTTACCATTTATATAAAATTGCAACATATTATATTTCACCCGAAAATTGATTTCGCAAAACAATTTACAGAAGAAGCAACAAATAATAGAAAAACAACTTAAAGAAACTAGATGGCATCAATTGACGACGAATGGGAAAACTTCATGTTGGGAAAACCGGACAAAAGAAACAGAGATGACGAGAACGAAGACGACGACGAAGACGATGATGAAGTCATCATCCCCGACATACCTCAATGTCGGGATCTTTATATTTCCACAAAGACCAAGAAACCGTTTCTAAACATCGATGACAAAATCGACATATTAACCCTGTTTTGGAAAATTCCGGTGATTGAATATTGGACCCCGATAGAGGGAATCGTGAAAAAACAGATGAAAATAGTATGCAAGACTGAAGCAGAAACTGCCGAATTAGAACAACGCCGAACCACCGAATACTACTTCAAGGACAAGAAGATTGTGAAACAGACAGAGAACACAAATCGCAAGACTAAATACAAGGACGAACGCAAAATATCGGTGGGATTAAACACAAAGGATGTGATGAATTGCCGCGGCAAAGAAGGCGGCGGTGCAATGTACAATTGCATTGCCCTCACGATTCGGTTTAAGAACGCCAACAACACATTCATCGAGATTCATGTGAAAATATTCAACACAGGTAAATTGGAGATTCCCGGAATCCTGGATGCAACCCTGTATGAACGCATCAAGGTATTCATTTTGCAGGTTTTGTCGCATCATTTCTTGCCTCATGTGCTGGATTTCCGCGCACCCACTAGCGAAAATGTCATCATAAACTCGAATTTCTATGTGGGATTCAACATCAATCGCGACGTGTTGCACGGGATCTTGCGCAGTGAAAAATACAAGATTGATACCATTTATGATTCGTGCACATACCCCGCAGTAAAATCAAAATTCTATTTCTGCAATGCTCTAGGATTTGACCCGGTGTTGCAGCGCGGCACAATACAACCAGAGGACCGTGCATTGAAAACAAAGGATATTATGGTTTCCGACAAATACACCAAGGTGAGTTTCATGGTATTCAGGACGGGCAGTTGCTTGATTGTGGGCAATTGCACGGAGGAAGTCTTGATGTTTGTGTATGAATTCGTCAAGAAGGTTCTTACAGATGAATATGAGAAAATATATGTGGATGGGGGTGAAGAAACGCCTGAAAGCAAGAAGGCGCATAAAAAGACCAAGTTGCGCAAACGCAAGATGATGGTGACGCCGGATTATTTCTCAAATATAAAAAAAATCGACGAATAAAAATGCGATAAAAATTGATTGTTTTTTGTTGGTTTTGAACAAACAACAAAAAATATAATAAACAAATAAAATGAACAACTCTCTTCCATTTATTCTGTATAAAACAGACAAATCCGAATTCATAAATAAAAAGTGCGCCATTTGTTTATGCCCACTATTTTACCCCGAAACCGGCAAAACCATGGTAAGTTGCGAACAGTTGCAATGCCGTCACATGTTTCATACAGAATGTTTGAGTGGATTGCAGCAAAATAAATGCCCCGAATGCCGCTCAACAATAAATAGCAAGAAATGCATCGACAAATCAACCGAAATTGCTATTCGCACAGAAGCATTTGAATGCGGTCTAGTTGATGAACAACTTGCCGAACAGTTTAAAACAGAATTGGTTGTGCTGCGCAATTATCCTTATCATGCGCCTGTGTTTGAAAAATGGCGAACCATTTAAGAAATCTTCTTAGTTGGGATGGCAGCACAAACCAAATAGATGGAATTCTCAGTCATGATGATGAAATCACCACCAACCTTGTAAATCTTTTGAATAGGACTCGTGTATTCCTCGTCGCTCTTTACAAGCAACTTCTCCTTGCTCTCGCGCACACCAACGAGTGCCGTCTTATTAATGGAGGCAGTCCAATAGTCGAGCAAAATGGGTTTGTCTTCGGCAATGGCAAGTTTGATGGCATTTTGCATAGTGGTGTTTTCGGGCATTCTAACAGAATCGGTGCTTGAAGATGGTGCGGTTGCAGTTGAGGTACTCATTATGGGTATGATTATATTATGTAAAACATAATAAAAACCACTTTAAATACTAATTTCAACGATTAAGTTTTGCTAAATGATTCGATTAAGGGAACCAAGGTCCAAGATGCCACTATGTGGCATCGAGAAGTGGAACACCTTTGGTGTTCTCCCCTTATGATCCCTCCTTTAAGGGGAAATGCGTTCCAAGATGCCACTATGTGGCATCGAGTAGTGTAGCACCTGCGGTAGAACAACCTATGGTTGTTCCACGTGTATTCGCCCTCCTTCTACGAAGTGCGGGACGGGCAAATATTTGTTCTCCTCTTATGATCCCACCTTCAAACAGAGAGGTCCAATAAAAATAAAAAATATATTGTTGTGTTTACACATTTGAAGATTTAAAACGGCACGTTTTAAATCTTCAAAGGAGCAGTTCCCACTGCGTATGCGGGGGTGCGGTTTTAAATCTTTACCGATATAAAGGGAGGGATCATAAGGGGAGAGCACCTTTGGTGCTCCACTTCTCGGCGCCGAAGGCGCCTTGAACCGTAGGTTCCCTTAGTCGAACAATTCCACGATTTCTTTGTCTAAATCACTGAAAATGTCATCTCCATAAATGTCGGCAGGCATATTGCAATAATGTGCAATATATTCATTGGCACTAATATTAGGATATTTATCTGTAAAAAGAGTCATGCGAAATACCACACCTTTTTTGCAAGAGAGACGATATTTTTTCACAATGGATTTCACATTACAAGCAACACAGATGTCATCAATGCTATCGCGCATTTCGGACTCCGTATACTTTGTATATTCATCATCATCATCATCATATGTTTCGACAATGTAGCAAATATTTTCCATTCTTATGCAAAATATATTCACAAAATCTTTATATAATATTGACAACTGAAAATTGATCTTTTTGAATCATGCTTCATCACAAGCATAAAAACTAAAATCAATAAAATGTCACACACCGTAGAAAAATACTCAATCGAACTCGAACAACCTGATAAACACACAATTGTGGTGCGGGTCATAAACAACGAAACCCACAAATCCTATTTTGGAAAAATATCCGATTCATGGAATTCGATGGAACCCCGTTTTAAGGCAGCACTCGCATGTTTTGCAAGAGACGACGTTGCGCTTCGCGTGCGCCCGGATGCGCAGTCAATATTATTTATGACACCCGACCCATTCATTTCAAATATCACAATAAAATTAGAAGAGGTCAACATGACGCACACATTGTTGGAAATGATGCAAAAACAGGCGCGCGAGATTGCCGAACTAAAACAGATGATTGCCGACTTGTGCGCAATCCACAAAAAATAATTCAAAAAACAATATAGACAAAACTTGCCAAATAAACTATCAACACAGAGAAATGTCGCCCTATTATGATGAGCAAACCGAGACCACTTATTACGATACTACCATGGTAGTAGAATTCCGCCAATTAGAGAGTTTAGATGAAAACTGCGACACTGAGGATATGCGTGTTTTTTTGCTATATGATGAGGACGAGGATTTGATTTATGTGTATGGTTCGCGCAAATCCGAGAATTACCCAGGATTAGTTGATTTTGTAAAGACATTTGACAGTGAGAGTCACGCGTATGATTTCTTAAACGTAATCATGGGGTTTGATGCGGGATTTCTTGTTAATACAAGTGTGTATTGCATGGATGGACTCACTGATTATTCGGGGTTCGATGATTTGTCAAACAATGCATCTAGAAAAATCGAAATCTCTGGATACGATGGACAAAAAATGACAAAGAAATTGTTCAAGAAATACATGAGTGTTCTTTTTTAACTGCAAATAATATATACGGTGTATGACAATTATTGGGTATGGCACACATGGGTGTATTTACAAACCGCCCATCAAATGTGCTTCAACATCAAAGACACGCCGAAAACCCATAAATTACGCCAATAAAATTGCCAAGTTGCTTACTAAAAAAAGTGCCAACGCGGAATATGATGAGTACAGCATAATCTCCAAAATAGACCCCAAAAACAAGTATCATTTAGGTAAACCAATTTTGTGTGATGCAGACGCGGCAGATTTGAAGGAGAAAACGGATGCACATCCTTGTGAGAAATACATCAACGAAAAAGACAATCAAGATTTCCGACTATTAATAATGGAATATGGCGGAGTAGAATTGAAGAAATACATGGAAATGCCGACTGCAATGACAACCAATTTTTGGAAAAAAGCGCGAAACCTATTTGAAGGAGCACAATTATTTGCCAAACATGGATTAACACACCGCGATATAAAACCGGCAAACATATTGCTGAATCCAAAGTCAAACAGAATAATTTATATTGATTTTGGATTGTCCAGAAACGTGAAAGAATTGACCAATGATATATTGGATGGCACAAAAAAGACATCATTTCACTGGAGTTATCCATTTGAGTATGGGTTGGTGTCGCAAGTGAAAAAAATAATAAAAATGACTGACACTGAGGCAGATGCATTTTATAAAAAAATTTTAAAACAGGTGTTGTATGAACCATTCTCCGATGCACACAAAAATGTGAAAACAATGTTGGTACTCATTGAAGACCGAATGTTTCCAATGAATGATGCGAGAATAGAATCGATGATATATGACGCAATTGATTCGATGCGGCATTTTAAAAGTGCCGAGGAATGTGTGGCAACCATGGTGAAAACCATCGACATGTTTTCGCTGGGATTGACTATGAATATGGCGTTGAACGCATTTTATGCTTCCGGCAAAGTCACTGCTGCATTTTATACAAAAATGCGCACATTGATTACAAAAATGACCAGTTTTAATATGAAAGAGCGATTGCAAGATTATGGTGAAGCATTGACCCTGTATGACAAGATGATTGTGAAGGGAACAACAAAAACCCGTAAACAGTAAGAATGCAGAAAATTGATTTGAAAAGACCTCAAATCAATTTTGATAAAAGAAATATACACACAATAAAATGTCAACAATCAGTTTTTACGCGGTCAAAAAAGGAATAATTGAGGGGATCTATGAATCGTGGGAAGAGTGTCGCGCACAAATCGACAACTTTAGTGGCGCACAATATAAGAAATTCAAAACCAGAGATGAAGCACAACAGTACATGGACACAAAGGAAATTGTTGCAAACATTGGAACAATGCACGTTGCAAACATTGGAACAATGCACGTTGCAAATGCTTCAGCAATAGCAATACCAAATCCTCTATCGCCCGATCAGCAATATGCATTCAACAAATACAAATTAAATCAGAATATTTTCATAACAGGTCCCGGTGGAACGGGTAAATCTTATTTAATCAGAAACATCCGCGACGATTTGGTGGTGCGAGGACAAAATCATGCAATTTGTGCTTTAACAGGATGTGCAGCAGTATTACTCGGATGTTGCGCCAAAACCATCCATTCGTGGGCAGGCATCGGCATCGCATCTGGCACCCAAGAAGAAATCGTTGCCAAGGCAGTGAAAAATGGTCGCACAATGGCGCGCTGGCGCTCGGTCAAAACATTGATAATTGACGAGGTCAGCATGATGTCTGTGAAAATCTTCGAAGTCTTAGACAAAATCGGGCGCAGTGCACGCAAACAGTATTTAAGACCCTTCGGGGGAATACAGGTAATATTGATCGGTGATTTCTACCAATTGCCGCCGGTAGGTAAGATGGACGACCCCGAAAGTCGCCAATTCTGTTTTGAATCCCCCACATGGGAGACCACTTTTGCGCGCGAAAATCACATTCAGTTGCGCACGCCTTATAGGCAGAAAGACCCCGAATACATCCAAGTGTTGGAGGAAGTGCGCGCGGGCAAGTTGTCGGAGAAGACCATCAATATACTTGCTGACCGTCTGGGTGCCACTCTGCCCGACTCTGTTATCAAACCCACCAAACTGTTTCCGCGCAATGCCGATGCCGACATGGTGAATCAAAACATGTATGCACAAATCAAGGAACCCGAAATCCTGTATGAATCGACAAAAATAGAGAATATGCAATTCTTCTCAGACACTGCGATACCAATCCCACAGGATGTGCAGAATCGGTGCACAATGCTGACGAGGGAGGACATCGACCAACAAATGACGATGTATATGGAAAATAATCATTTGGCAAAAACAGTGAAATTGAAGAAGGGCGCAGTTGTCATGTGTTTAGCAAACTTGGACACGGACGCGGGAATCTGTAATGGGTCGCAGGGCGTCGTAACAGATTTTGTGACAAGTGGCGCAAAACAGTATCCTGTGGTCCGTTTCCTTAATGGCGTAACAATGAAAATTGTGCCGAAGGTGTATCAACACGATGATTATCCTAAATATGGAGTTGAACAATTGCCATTGCGCCTGGCGTGGGCGTTCACCATACACAAATCGCAGGGAGTGACGCTGGAGATTGCCGAGATGGATATAGGTTCACGTGTGTTTGAATGCGGGCAAACTTATGTAGCGCTGTCACGCGTGAAGAGTTTGGCAGGACTTTATTTGAGTGGGTTTAATCCGACCAAGATTAAAACCAATCCACGAGTAATGGCATTTTATGAACAAATACCGGCGCTGACACCAGAAGTAATTGCTGGTGCCGAAGAATTGCTAAATGTGTTTGAACGATGTGCCCATACACAAAATGAAAATGGAGTAAAAATAGTGAAAATATAACTAAACAAATTATTAGTCCCAAAAAGTTTGGTTTGCTTTAATGTCTGCTTCGAGTTGTTTTAACTCGAGTTTTCTTTTTTCTTCTTCAATGTGAATATTTTGAATTTCATTTTTTAATTTTTCCGGAAGATCTTTCAACTGTTTATTTAGTAATTCTTTTTCTTCTTTATTTTTTTTTTCTGCATTTAAAACCAGAACTTTAGTTGATATGTTTGCATTTGCTTTTTCCAGTTCATTGTGTTTTTTCTTTAATGTTTGCAATAATGTTTTTCTTTGCTCAGTTGTGTCTTTAAAATCTTCCTTAATTCCTATTGGAGATTTTGCACCAAACCATCTTCCACCAACCATTTTTTTTCTATGTCTTTGACGTTTTCTGCTTTTGTGCATTTTATATATTTCTGTTATATTTTTTTTGGTATAAAAGTGAAGTGTCATAAAGAGTTAACATACCATTTTGCGTGTTTTGTATGAACTCTGCTTAATCTGAAGTTTCCTTAAAAGGGAAGGATCATAAGGAAACCGTAGGTTTCCTTAGAACCTACGGTTTCCTTAAAACCCATGCAACTAAAGTAAACAAGGTTCCGCCCCAAACAGTATCCATCACAGCAATTGGCAAATCATAGTTTTTCAATATAGCGTGATTAGTAAAATCAAAAATTCCATAGGTTGCTAAACCGAGCAAGGTTGCCTCCCAAAGAGGTCGTCCATTTTTTATGATAAACCAATAGAGGAGAACTGCCGCAAAGACATAGACAACGGCACCACTCCACCAACGCACTTGCATTGCCACTCGCTGAATACGCACCACCATTTCACCAAACATTTTTTGTGTGAAATACAAATACACGCTGTCTACCAAAATGAGTAATATGAAAATTTTAAATATATCAAACAACATTTGCATACTATATATTTAGCTGAAAATAATCGTGGATGAATGTATAGAACATGCTTCTTAGTGACGAAACATCATTTATCAAGGGAGTCCATCAAATTCCAGTTGTTGGACAACAAGAACGAACCGACGATTTAAACATAAGACTTAGAAGCAGACAATTTCCCGATTTTCCTTTGGAACCCCAGTATGATTTTCGCCCCACATCCACAAAGTATCAAATAATTCAAAGTGCATCAAAACCGGTAGTTCCCAATGTATCAACCCCAAAACCAGTTTTTATGGAACACAATGTGGCGATGAATTTCAATCCAGGAACGCGCAACGGACCATGGAAAACCTACGCCACCAACATTGACACAGAAACCGTGTTGCGCAATTACTCGCTCGGCGTGGACCCAATACAACGAATGCCCATTAAAACAGCAATAAATAATCTGTATGTGCCAAACTCAAACAGCGATTTATACAAGGATGGAACAACCGTGGTTTACAGACCCTCGGAGCAACCTTATGAACTCCTGTTTTCCAAACCCACATTTGAAGGCGCACCCAGTCGATGGAACACACAATCCAAAATTGGTGCTGACCGATTTAACAATAGCACCCGCACCCAATTAAAACAGGCAATATAAACTTATTTGTTGCCAATTTATGATTTCAATGAGACGGGTTGCGTCCCATTGAAATATTCACCAATATACTATATAGCGTCTAGACCAAAATGTTTACACTGCCAGAATTTGAAAATGCCACTTTATTTTACCTGTTGTTTGCATTATTTGTGATGGTTATATTAAATTATTTCTTTAGGACAACCTGCGCCCCAAAACACATTGAAGGATTCACACAGATGCAGAAATTCATATTGAAACGCGACGAGGATGCTTACGACAAATTCTACGCCCACATTTATGACGAAATTCATTTGCCGGATGAGCGCTGCAGCAAAGAAGTGAAAATGATTTTGGACGCGACAGGTGCAACTGCAAATGGTGGAACCTTTGGTTCAGTGATTCTTGATGTGGGCAGTGGAACCGGTGAAACCTTGAAGGTCCTGGATGCTGCCGGAATCCGCGGTTTTGGAATTGACAAATCGCAGGCAATGATAGAGAAAGCAACAGAAAAGTGTGGAAAACAGGTGAAAGTGAAGCACGCTGATGTTCTCGATGCGATGAATTATGACAAATACACATTCTCACACATCCTGTGTCTCTATTACACCATTTATGAAATCGAAAACAAACGGAAGTTTTTCCAGAACTGCCGATATTGGTTGAAGAATGGCGGTGTGCTCGTAGTTCATTTAGTAGACAAGAAGAAATTCAACACAGTGGTGCCTGCAGGCAAATTGGATTTCATAGACAACCCGCAAAAGTATGCAAATGACCGAATCACCAAAACGACTGTGGATTTCATGGATTTCGTGTATGATTCCAAGTACGATATTAAGGAAGGACCTGTGTCCACTATCATGGAAAAATTCACAGATTCTGCAACAAAGAAGGTGCGACAGAATGAGCGCCGACTATTCATGGAGTCGGAAGACGCAATTTTGAAGATGGCAACCAATGAGGGATTCACGCTTTATGGCAAAATCAATTTGGCGCCGGTCATACAGGATGAATTTCAGAGTCTCTATTTGTTGGTGTAAAAATTATATGGTTATATTAAAGCAACCAACAATGTCTTGCAAGACCCATACATACGACAATGGATTTAGGTTGATTTATGAAAAAGCGCCGTTCAAAACAGAGCAAATATCCATCAATGTGTTTTGCGATATTGGAAGTATACACGAACCGGAACACAGTGAATTGAAGGGTTCCGCACATTTCATCGAGCACATGTGTTTCAAAGGCACCAAGGATTTAAAAGACACCCGGACACTAAGTCTCATTTTCGACAAATCGGGCGCCTTCTTAAACGCCTATACCGATCGCCGATACACCTGTTATTACGCCTCCGGGTTGTCAAAGCACATGTGCGAATATGTGAATACTATTGGCGACATGTTATTGAATTCCGTGTTTGACAAAACTCAATATGATAAGGAGCACGACGTAGTGCGCGAAGAAATGACAAAAGATGCCGACGATGCCGAGACCACGGTTTTAGAAAATGCCGACCGACTCTTGTATGCCGGGTCCACGTTTGCCAATCCGGTTGATCTCCTGAAATACCATGAAGGACCCAATGCCTTGAAACATGCTGATGTATTAGCATTCTACAACCAATATTATGTGCCATCGCGATTTATACTGAGTATATGTAGTGCGAACTCATTTGCAGAAATCAAACGCTGTGTTGATGCGAGTCCATTTGCCAGGTCAAAAAAGGTATCGGCAACGCCGATTCCGCCACTAATCCTTAGCATAACTCCTCAAACAGGTGTGCAGTATTGCATCACAAAGCAATCTGGCGTATCCCCGGCACACATTTGCATTGCATTCCGCACGTGCGAAATATCAAACCCCGACAAATACTGTTTGAAAGTGTTGAAGAATGTGCTTAGCGAAACTATGAATGCGCGCCTGTTTTTCCTTTTGCGCGAGGACAATGGTCTGTCATACACATCAAATGCAATGTGCGATTATTTTGAACACATGGGCGATTTTAAGATCTATGCGGAATGCGACAATTCCAAGGTTTTTTATAACGGATCTGTTACACAGGGTGCCAAAGGCAACAAAGGCAACAAAGGACTCGGCGTATTTCCTCTTTTAATGGGAATGATAGAGGATTTGGTAAAAAATGGCATAAAACAGGATGAATTGAACATGGTAAAGAGTTATTTAAAAAGTAAGATGATGATGAAGGCAGAAGATTGTGATGTGATTGCCAAACACAATGGTAAGTTGGAACTATTTGGATTGCCGCACATGCCATTTTGTGATATATACAAAAAATGCATCGAACCCATTACAAAAAAACAGATGGATGCTTGTATTAAGAAATACTTTAGACATGATGGAATGACGGTCTCGATCATTTCGAGTAATTCGGCAATAGTAAAACAGGAAAAGTATGAGAAGACTGTGGACTCCATGAAAATTGCATAAATGTATCATTTATATACAAAGGAAATGGATCAGGAGTGGTTTTTCTATTTTGTAGTCATTGCCGTAATTTTCGTCTGTGGATACATGTATTTTGAAAAATCCGATTTCCAGTTGAAATGCATCGTGAGCACAACGGACGGCAACAAATACTGTGTCAGAGAAACGGCAAAAATCAAGGAGTCTGCCGAGTTGCTAGCAAAGGTCACACAGAAGTGTAAGAAACTAGTCGAGTATGTAGGCAAGAAACATCCTGACAATGATTATGTGCAGAGATTGGTCAAAGGATTCAATCCGCAAAAGGTAATGGAGGCGTTGCCCACAAGTGAATACACGTCTTACAGTCAAAACAAGGGCGAGAAAATTGCCTTCTGTTTGAACAAGGAGAAAGGCGGCGTTGACCTTATTGACGAGCATACCCTTACTTTTGTGGCAATCCACGAATTGAGTCATGTGGGAACCAAGTCGTTCGGACACAAGAGCGAGTTCTGGGAGAATTTCAAATTTCTTTTAGGTGAGGCAAAGGAGGCAGGCATCCATGAACCGCGCGATTACAAGAAACAACCCAAGCGTTATTGTGGCATGGACATTAAAGACAATCCTGCGTTTGACCTCTAAATGCATGAAATTATGACATTGAAATATATAGCATTCAATGCCATCTACTGCAAAAAGGCAAAGGCAAAGGCAAAGGCAAAGAGTTGGCACGCGCCGTCGGCACCAAACAAAGAATACACCATCTTATTTAGCATATGTACATCCCCATATTTATCAGAAAAAAGGCAAATATGGAATGGGCACTTACGCCCGAAAGGCAATCCCCGCAAACACTGTGATTATTCAGGAATTGCCGCAAAACATTCCCGACACCAATGATGATGATTATCGTTTTAAACTCATTAAACACCTGTTGAACAATTCAGAAACCAGACGTGAATTCTTGCAAATGGTTCCTACAAAATTGGATGACACAATGGATGTTGGTCGCAATTTGAGTGAAGGGCACGCCAAATATTTGCCAGATCTAACAGATGATGAAATGAAACTCTATTATTTGAAGATGCGGCGCAATGCATTTTCTTTTGAGAACCATCCAAGTTTGCTGTTTTACTCTACCCGGATGAACCATAGTTGCGAACCAAATGTAAAGTATTACAAGGATAAAAAGGACAATAAAGAATGCATGACATTTGAGACAAAGCGCGCAGTAAAAGCAGGCGAAGAAATCTTTGATTCATATATTAACACAACTTTGTCAAAGTTTGAAAGACAGGAAGCATTAAAGACCCGTTATGGATTCGATTGTGCTTGCCAAAAGTGTCAGACAGAATAAAATTTTTACATTATTTGACCCCTCCATATTGGTCTAATAATATTTGACAATCATTTAAAATATTATTCACAAATAAGATTATTGAATAAATGCTGTTTGCAACAGAAAAGACATCCATTATATATAATACCAACACGAAAACGTAGGTCAACGCAAATATTTGCCCAAAGGAAAAATATACATGGAAAAAAGACAAAAAGACAAAAAGATAAAAAGACATATAAAAATGCATGGTGGCAATCCTATGGTAATTGCAAATTTAGATGAACTTGAAGACCCCAACAAATATTCACAAATATATGTTGGTGTAGGAACAAAATGGCACAATTTTGAGGATTCATTTTTTATAAGCAGGTCACAATTGCTTCCATCTTTTTTAAAAAAAGGATTTGGCAAATCATTAATTTTACTAATTGACACATTCACAGAAAAAGAATTACAAGAAACCCAATCTCAAATAACAGATTTAAATGAACTTGACTACAATTTTGACTTCCGAATCATAAATAGTCTGTTTGACGAATCCTTTAAAACACAGTTGTGTTCATATTTAAAACGCAATCCATCATTCACACAGGAAAATTTGTGGATATGCAATTTTGTGAAATTCTACAATATTCCCAACCCAACAGAACAAACCAATAGAGATAGTGTTGCCACATTATTTGACAGCATTGCAAGTGATTCACAATTTGCCAATTGCGTGTATGAATGGATAACACAGACTAATTTTTTGATAAAACATAAATTTAAAAATAAATTGCGAATAACACCGACTTTCCAAATTGTCAATAAACCAGATTGGGTTTTGAATTTTGTTGATTAATTTTTTTATTTTTTGTGAAACCGAAAGATGGGATATCGTGTATTTTCCTTGCACAACAGTTCGCATTTAACGCCATTTGCAGCAGCAAATTCTATCACAGCACGTTTCACATCGTCCATCCAATAATCATCACCTAACATCTGTCCGCCGACCCGAATTTTGCGCCACCAAAAAGGCAAATCTTGTTTGACTGCCTCATAACTATGGTCTCCATCAACAAAGACACAATCTAAACTCCCATCGGGAATCTGCAAATCTGTCACATCCAAACTCTTGACTCTGTGCCACACATATTTGGACGACCATGGCGCCAATTCTTCCTGTATTAAATCATGTAACTCATCAAACGGTTTTACACCTGAAACACGGGTTTCACATTTAGAAATTTCATCTGAGAAAGCATCATTGGGATAATAAACCATCGGATCAATTAAATGCAACTTGTCAATATCATTGTTTTTTAAAATGAATTTTGCGTGTGTGCCATATCCGATTCCAACCTCGGCAACGTTGCGGTATCCATTTTCCTCTATGACGGCACTAAATATACCATAATATGATGGCGCCCAACCACCTGTCATTGCATCATTTTTAGCAACGCTTTCTTTATAATAGGTTTCCAATTTCATTTTGTATATACAAAACACAAAAGTATTTTATAAATCATTTATATTATTATTAAAGAGTCTCCCGAAGGGAGACCGTCGGGTCCTTGGACCCTTAATATTTAGGTTCCATGACAACTTCCGGGGGCGTTTCCCATTCTGCATAAGGAACTGCCTTGGAAGTGGACCGGTCAAATGACAATAATAAGCGCAGTGCTATCATGCGCCGCTCTATTGGGTCCTTGGTGCCAACAATATCCTTCCGCCGCGACAAATTCTTCCATCGCCACTCAAATTGCAGCGCTGCTTGCCAAGTGGGAAAATTCGCAACATGACATACACGTCGCCAATGAGACCCATTGTCGACTTGTGCACCCGTGGCGTGGGCACCCCCGCAAATTTCCTTGTTGTGTTGTCGCAGTCGCCGGTCTAAATCCACAGTGGCGCCAATGTAGGTCTTTTGCCCAGGCGTGCCTCTCAAATCACATTCATCAAGCGCCAAAAAATACACGTAGAACTTGTTCATCTGTTTATATGTTCTATTTGTATATTTCAATTATATAGAACGCCGATGTCTTACGAAGTGTTGCCAAAGCCATACAAAGTGTGGGTCCTAAATAACAATGCAATAGAGAATGTATTTGTGTTTGGTAAAAAAGATTTGGCATTTAGTGAAGAAGACCGCGACATGATAATGGAGTTTGGCATAACCATGGATTCTGAAATCATCATCGAGTCGCCAGTGCAAATCCACGACGACGATTCAATTATGCAAATCAAAAAGAAAATATTAAATCAATTTGGCAGAGAATCCGGAGTATCATATCACGAAATGCATCTGTTTGCCTACACTGAAAAATTCATAGACCCTTACGCCATTTTTTATGACACAGTTGCTAAAAACACCAATTATATCAATCGCGCAAAATGCACTCAATTATTGCACAATTTGCTGGATGAATTCGATCCACTCGATGAAACCAAAGACATATACACCTATGACGATTTTTTGACTATTGTGGGAAACCCTCAAAAACATAATGTGCCAATTGGTTTAGGAATGCTTCCCACAAAGGACTGGTTATTTTCGCCCAATCCATTTTACGCTACCGAATTCTCGCCAAAAGAGGCAGTTCATACAGATAATGTGTTGCTTTTTAGTCATGGCAAAATCGTGGACAATAACATCTTCGTGTGTCTTGCGGGCGACGTGTTTTCATCAAACATGGAAAGGTCCGAGTTTATGGCAAAAACATATTATCCTCTATTGACATCAAAATCCGTGTTTGACATAAATGCTCTATTGGACAAACGCCCGCAACTGGTTGCCGAAACGGACAAAATGATGGATGCGCGCCATTTCAAATCCTATCAAATCGTGGACATGTTTTACGACATCTATAAAAACAGTTCTGAAGACAAATTGGAATACACGGAAAATGGTGTGCGCAAAATTAAAATTGCGATTAATCCATCGTATTCATTTGTGATGCCGCTCGAAACCATATTTAAGAATCTGCATGCAACACCGAAATACAAATACATGAAATTGAATCTGGGAATTCGCCGCGAAAACATTTATCGCTTGTATAGCAACAAAATTTCAAAGACAGGGCGCAAAATACCGGCGCTAAAACCGGAAAAAATCAATTCTCTATCGAAGACAACCGGAAAACAGAAGCAATTGTCAATTTATGAAGATGAACACGATTTGTACATCGACATTGAGTATGACGGTGTCATCACAGTTTCGTGGGAATCCAAAAAGAAAACCACAAAGGAAGACAAAACCACAAAGGAGGACAAAACCACAAAGGAGGACAAAACCACAAAGGAAGACAAAACCACAAAGGAAGACAAAACCACAAAGAAAGTCCGAGACATAGAGGAAATGCTTATTTTACACGTGAATCCTTTAATAGAGAACTTGAACCAGTGTTTGCAAAACAGTGGATATATAATTCCATTGATTCAGTCGATAGAGGATCCAAATATAGAGATAAAATCGATGGATTATGTTGCCTCTATCGTTTTGAATAAAAAAACCAAGACAAAGGAAATAAAATTAAAACGCGACATTGGATGTTTGTATGCCATGTTTGACATTGTGTCCGATTTGGATGAAAAAGGCAAAGCAGAAATGCGGTTTAAACGAGTCAACAATTATCGCGAAATGGACCAACAATCGCTTTTAATAACCGAGACATACAACAAAAAGGGTCGCGAATCCGATGTGTTGGAAGCATTAATGTTGAATCACAACATGAGTATTGACGAGGCGGGCGCGCGAATTGCACAGTATTTAAAAGATGCCGAATACAATGCCATTGATGGCAACACGATAGAGGTTATAGACAATCCCGGATTTCCGATAAAAATAAGCATTAAAAAGGGGGTGGGTTTAGTCAGCAAAAGTGAATTGGAGTTTGTGGTCGAAAACATATCCCATTTGGGATACATCAATTCTCTATCGGTATATTTTGAAAGTATGATGCGACTAATGCAAAATATTAATATTCCGGGAGCAATGAAAGAAATGTGCAAACATGCAAAGAAGGAAGATGCCGTTGCCGAAGAAACCCTTGCAAAACCAATTGTAAGAGAACGCGCGGCAGCATTTGATTTTAGTCCCACATCGCCAATGGCAGATGAAACTATAGAAGAAACAGAGAATGCTGAAAAATCACCTCAACTGCGCACTGCAACAAGGGTTGAATCATATGAAGATTTGATGAACGCCAAAGAAGAAGCAAAAGAGGATTACATTTTGAAATCGGACAGCAGTGAATTGGACTTGACGGGAATACAACAGGATGACGACGACGATGATTTAGACTTGACAGGCATAGAGCAAGAAGAAGAAGAAGAAGACTCCATGAAGGGCGGCGCCCCATCATCCAGCAACAGTTCTGAGGATGACTTGTACATTGTGAAAAACAAGGAACGCGCAAAAAACACCAATCCCTTTTTAATGGAATTGCAACGAAAAGACCCCGACGTCATATTGCAAGGCAAAGACGGACGCAGCAACATATATTCGAGGTCATGCCAATCATACCGTCAACCAGTTGTGCTAACTGCCGAAGAAAAGGCGCGCATTGACCGCAAGTCGCCCGGTTCCTACACAAAGGCAATGAAATATGGAAGCACCCCAGACAAAGAGAATTATTATATTTGCCCCCGATATTGGTGTTTTAAAACAAACACAAGTGTGAAGGACCCCAGTGAATGCGACAAAGATTACCTGTTTGAATTCAAGAACCAGGCAAACCCGATAGAGCATGAAGATGCCAATGGCAATTATATACATCATTACCCCGGGTTTATTAAGAAACAGGGATTGAAACATTGCATGCCTTGTTGTTTTGGACGCGCCTGGGAAACATGGAAAAAGGATCCCACAAAAAACAAATGGACAAATCAAAATAAGATGACAAAATGGGATGCGGAGGGCAACAAATTAGTCCGCACGGGCAAAGGCAAATGGGCAAACCAGGACATCGAAGGTCGCGAAAGGGTGGATGAAACAGGGACAATATGGACAATGGACAAAACCACGGGTGAATGGAAAATCAACGAAACCGAGATGGAATTGCCACACAATGCCGAAAAATGCAACAGTGATATGAATAACATGAAATCGGCGTCTGATGAGAGCAGCAAATCGTCGCCTGTTTCACCCACTATTGGCAAAACAATTATATTGAATCCGGACACCAAACGGGTGCTTCCCCAAAAAATTGCATTTTTGCAATATTCAGTCCAGCATTTTATGAATGTTGAATATGCCGGAAAATACACAACTATCAATAATGCAACTCAATTAAACGAAGGAGTGAAAGTACTGGTTAGATATGGTGTTGGAGAAGGCATCAATGCCCTTTTAACAGATTGCATTGCTGACTTATTGGGAGTTGCATCTAAACAAATTGGCAAAGTCTTGGCAGATGCCGTTGAATTGGATAAATTTGTGAAATTCGGAAATTCCAGTCTTGTGGCAACATTTCGACCAAAGGCGATAGAGATTGGCGACGAAAGTGTAATAACCGATGAAAATGGCGAAATTTGGAAAAAGGATGAAACAGGTAAATGGAAAGAGGCGACACTTAAATCCGATTTTCCAAAAGGCATTGCGTCCATCAAAATAGTCCCCGACGAATATTCACACACGGATTTTTACAAATACATGAAATCTCTATCGGAGAAGAAAGAAAACATAGAAGAACTGATGTGGGAAACAATTGCATCGTATGAAGCATACAAATTGTATTTGTCAAACCCGGATAGTAAATTGGATTACACCTATGTGTGGGATCTGATTACAACACGCAATGATAAACTTTTCAAAGAAGGATTGAACATGGTCATTATGGAATTGCCGCAAAAGGATATAACAGACAACATTGACTTGATTTGCCCCACAAATACATACAGCAAATCCAAATTTGATATTGCGAAACCTACTGTTTTTCTCATAAAAAGTTCGCCTAGACAAGATGAAACGGTGCAATTTGAACCGATTTATTTCTTTGACGAATCCACTAAAAAAATCACGCGGACATTTAAAGGGTCCCATCCCGGCATGAAATCACTTTTCAAGATGTTGAATCGCACACTCAATGATTATTGCAGACCCAAACAGTCGATGCCTGACATTTATGAATACAAACAACCAATCCTGTTGCATGATTTAACCAATATTTTGAAGGAAATATCATACACAATTGTGTGTCAGGTGCTCAATTATCAAGGCAAGGTCGTTGCATTACAAGTGCAAAATCCTGTAAACCCAGCAAAGATGGTCTATGTGCCATGCCATCCATCGGCACCATTAGACACAGTGGACAAAAAAATGATAGATGATGAAGACTTGTGGAAGGACTATGATACGACCCGACAAGAATTAGAAATATTACACAAAGCATCTGGAGGCAAAATACCTTGCAACCCCATGTTGAAAATGATATCCGACAAAGCAATGATTGTGGGACTTCTTACATGGACAAACCAGATGGTGCCCATCAATCCACCTGTAGAGGATGTGCCCGGCGACGGATTGCGGTCCATGTCAGTAGACAATAATGAAATTGCGACCGATGTTTCTTTGACAAAAGGAATCGACGGGGATTCAAAACGACTGGAAATTATTCGAAATGCAAAAATAGAGAGCAAGATGTATTCGCTATTCAGATCCACCATCAAAACTCTATTGGCAAAACCGGAAAACCATGGATATCGCGACTATTTAATAAACGAAACTCGAAATATGCAAAGACGCAAGGACAGCATCAACAATATAATCAAAAAGTTGGTAAAATTGACACGCAGCACAGTTGTGTTTGAGGACTTTGACGAGGCAACTCGCGAAACCATTGGAAACATGGATGAAATATCATACACGTGCAATAATTCTAAGAAACAGACCATGTCTGCTTTATTGAAAGATGGGTGTAAACTGATTGTGCCAAGAAACAATCTGTTAGTGCCAACCCGCGACAATCGACTCCTGTATTACTATCGCATTGCTGACGAATTGCTGCGATTCAAACAGCATAGCAATTTCATATTGAATTCGAAACAAATATTGAATACAGGAAATGTTGAATACAAGGTGAACACCAACGAATTCGTTGTGTTGGAATCCTCGCTCACGAGTAATTATTATGAAAACCAACCAGAAATGGCAATCAATCAATACATGTCTGGCGAAATTCCTTATGAAATTGCAACCGCGGAGAAAAAAATCACAGAACCAAATACCGTGTCGTTGGAAACACAAGGGACCCGCGATGCAACATCAACCGCGAATCTGTTGCACAATTGCATCGACGGGGATTACACAGATTTAGTGGGAGACGTCAATGTCATCTTTTGGATAAAAGAAGTATTCAAAGTCAAAAAGGGGAATAAATACGAAATGCGATTCAAACCAACTGTAGAATGTTCTTTTGGACCTATATTGAAAATCTTCAGTGATATTGGCGCAGAAGATGTGCAAAGCATAGATGATGTGCGCGAACTCTTGTGGAATTCATACAGGGATTTGATTACGCCGGAAAACGACGCAACGAAAGAGCAGAATTTGGCAAAAATCGTGTCTATAATGCGCGAACGCCAGGGCAAGTCGGCAGCATTTGCATCAGTGGATAGTGTTGCCAAGTTTGAGACAGTAATAATGGACGCCAACTATTTCATGACAACGCTGGACCTGTATGTGCTGGCGCAGAAAATGGGGTTGCCCATCATTTTATTTACAAACAATAACAAGGATAATACAGTGCAATCACTGGATGACCTAGGATTTCAAAACGGCAATTGGTTAATATTGGGCAAACAAATGGAGAAAAGTGCAGATAACAAATTTTATTTTGTGAGAGCACAAAAGAAAATCAAGGCAAATGCAAAACTGCCAGAACCCATACCGGCGCACTCAATGGTTTATAGGTCATTTGCATTTGCCGAACTAAACGCAATGAAAGAACGCATCCAAAGTGCGTTTCAAGGAGGTGATTGGAGCAACCACATGATATCAATAGAAGAATTTTTGCAAACATAAACGTCTTATTTGTTTTTTTTCTTTTGAATAGGACCCGTCTGCAAAACAACCACAACTTCCTCTTCCGAATCACTATCATCTGCCGAATCATCCGAGTCTTCATCAACCGATTCCGACTCATCATATTCACGGGGCGTCAACTTTGCCTGTGAAGACACCCAGTTCATTGTTTTATCGGACAAACACATCATTCTGTAAAAGAACTGATGCATGGTAAGGTGCGCCAAATCATTGTCGGCAAAAGGCGTGAATGTTTTATTGGAAAAAGTATAATATCCAAGTACATCATTGTTGTGCAAATACAAATACGAACAATCCTTGTTGAATAGCAATCCATCAATTGTTTTGGAAACCCAATCCTTCTTGTTGCCCGAATTCTTTTTGTCGCAAATGGCGCCAGTGGCAAGAATCATTGGCGAAGACACGCCATCCACTTTTAATCGCAATCCAGTTGGATTCGGATGATGAATTCTCTGTGTGACAGGAACCGACGATTTGGAAATTATCATGTGTTGCAATTCCCATTCGCACAAAACCTTTATAAAACAGTATGTGCTAGTTAACCAGGTGGAATTTTGATAGATGAGAACAAAATTCTCGGGATTGTACTCAATTTGCATTGTGTATGAAAATATAATTTATTGGGTGATTATTGATAAATTATATTGTATTATGCTTTTATGTGTTTTTGATAAATCTTTTAACTTTTTACCAATCGGGGTCTTCGTCTGCCTCCTCTTCTTCCTCTATTTTGGACTCTTCCTCCTCTTCCTCCTCTTCTTCTTCCTCCTCTTCCTCAGGCATAACCAATTCCGGATATTGAATGATGGATTCATTGAAAATATATTTTGCTTTTTTGATGGGTCCGATAGAGACAGAAAACAAATTATTAGAATCATTCTTAAATTTTTTGATAATTTCAAACACGGACATGTTGCGCAATTCATAGAAAGCACCTTCGGTAAAATCGCCATATTCCAAATGCCGGTCATCATAACTATGTGTTGAATCGGGGCGAATGTATTTCTTTCCAAAATGCGGATTGAAAAGCGCAAAACAACAAAGACCATGCCGCAATTTCTCTTCATACACAGGGCAATTGAACATTTTCATCTTGTAATACAATTTCAAATAAGGACGAAAGATACGATAGAGAAGTTTCGACGGAAAATTCGGATTCACATTAATTTGCAAAAAAGGGTTGCTATAAATCTGTATTAGATTAAGCAAATCAATTATAATATCAGGATTAGTAGGTGCTTCTTTTGATAAACAGGAATCAATTGCCATGTCACACAATAAAATGCGATGCCGGTTTTTGAACACAGGAATAGAGAAATTGCATTGGAAAAAATAATAGAAAATGGGTCGCATCTTTATTTTCAATTCCCACATGCGCACAAAAACATTGATAATATGATGGCGACTGAATTCCAAATTTGTGTATGGATTCTTTGGCGTAATTGGTGCCGGCAACAAGAAATGCTGATTTGTGAGCGATGTATGAATGATATTAATGAGGTCATGAATATTAAACCGATAAATACACTTGTTGTGTAGAATGCGCATTATTTTACGAGAGTCCAATGACGCAAACGGCACCAAACAAAGGTCTTCTTCGGCATCATGTATCGTGAAACGCCGCATCTTGCACTTATTCACAAATCGCATCATGATATGATAGAGGCGTTGCACTTGGTTGAATTGATTCACCCCTTCTTCCGTAAATAATCCGAATTTTGCATACTTCATGCGAATAAAAAAAAGGGGTTCCGAAACAGTGGACGCATTGCCATCATGCTCCTGATAAATATATTGCATGAAAATGTGCTTCACTTTATCAAATCCTACATAAAAGGCATCTTGTTTTTTTGCATAATCAAAATTAATATTCATCTTTTCTGCAATAATGTCAAACACATTATTATTATCAAATTGCATTGTTCGTTATTATAATTTACAAAATTATAATATCTATATTCTTTTTGACAAAGGTCTAGAACACATCATACCCATCATCTTCGCATACACCTGTATCAGCAACCTTCAAATTGTGAACATTGTTATTCAACCGGATGCGATTTGTCGCGCACTCATCGGGTTTGCCAATTGTGCCAAACAATTCTTCAATTCGGTCATTCACATCTTTACGGTCAACATCTCGTTCGTCCATATTCATGACTGCATCCATGTCTAAAAACAGGCGGAATGCATTGGTGCCATAATATCCTTGTTGTCCACACATGACATTTGCAGAGACACCGCGCATCTGGTCAAACTCGCCGTGTCTGCTCGCCTGTAGGAACATCTCCGTGTGCATCTCATAGGTGCTCTTTGCAATAGGACCCGTGTCGTCATTCAAGATACCCGAGCGATAAATGGGAACCAAGTCTTTCGAAATGGTCATTCTGTCACACAGGATGCTCAGGTGATGATAATTGACATAGGCGTCACTTGCCTCCATCACATCCACGATTTCGTTCAATATGTTTTGACGCGCTGCTTCAATTCCAAGCACATTATACATCTCGCGAATATCATTACTGTATGTGCGTGTGTAATCAATGAAATCGATGGCGAAGATATCCATCAAATTGGAACCGGTTGTGTCGAGAATCCACGCCTCCTTGCGCGCATATTTACCATCCTCTTTGACAACCATGTCTTTGACGATTCGCGGATTCACATTTGTAATGCGATTGACGCCTCTCAACACAATATTATTGAGAACCGTGTCCTGGAAATTCTTGAGCAAATAGATTTCATCTGTTTGATCCAACGATTCCAAGTACACATTGGAAGTTTTCTTCTTGTTGCGGTTGAATATTGATGAATTAAGACGAATGCGGAATACCAAATTGCTGGAATTCATGTCGGAATAAATGCAACTAACCTCCGAACCATGAACTGCCGTGACAGCAAAGTGGATATCATCCATTGTAATATTCTTTTCCAACAGGGTTTCTGGGTCAATCTCAATGCGAATAATCCACTTTGACCTTGGTTGTTGAGCAGAATAATTGTCATTGCACTCGGTTGCCATCCTATCAAACAGGTAGAATTGGTCAATCAATGCCTGATCACTGTGAATCTTCGTGGCGTGGTCATTGGGGTCAAAGCATATCTCAACGGATTTCACCACATCAATGAGTTTCGTGTGTTGAAGCATGTTGCAATAATTGGTTGCCTTGTCTTTGTCGTGCTGGTCTTGGGGTCGCAAATACACAGTGACTGAGGGTTTGTCGGGGTTGCGAGTAAGGCGCAAGATTTCCTCGATTCTAGGCACACCGCGAGTGACGTTGGATTTAGAGGCAACACCGGCCAAATGAAATGTATCGCGCGCGCAAATACCATTGTGCAAATTGAAATTTCGCGTATTGGCAACCGTCAAATCATAAGCGTAAGGCGTGGTGTTGCGCACTTCCTCAATGGCAACGATTCTGTCAAACAGGATATCTTCATATCTTCCATCGCGGGGTTCAAGCACGATTTCACCATTAATTTCATTGGGTACAGTCAGGGCATTGCGGCAATATTCATATTTGTATTTATGAGAAAGTACGAAATCATTGCAAGTCTGCTGTTTCTGCGCCGTTTTCATATTCAGCATTCCACCAAGTTTAAGTGCTTGACCATTTACCACATTCAATTGGAAACATTGATGAATGTTTAGACTTCCGCGGTTATTTGTTTCAGGTTTCACCGATTTGGAAATGAAACTATAAACACCAAGCAAATTCATCATTTGTTGCACATCAATTAATAACTGTTTCGAAACAGAATTCATGATAATAGAGTGACCCTTCTTGGAAATGGTTCCGTCGCCGCCAATGTAAGCATCCAGAAATCCGCGAATGCAATCCTTGTTTGAATATGCAATTGCATCCGACACAAATTTATTATGACTGAGTTTTCCACACAAGGGTTCTAATATGCGGCACAACAGGGTGTTGTAAATGCGCAAATCTTGACTTGTCCATCCAACTTCACCCTTGTTTTCGCGTGTGTAAATCTTGGTTGATATGTTCCACTGCTTGCACAAATCCATAATTGGTTTGAAATATTCAGCATCATTGTTTGCGATGGAAATCTGAGTCTTAGTCATGCACCCTTCGGCAGCATAAGCACCCACCAAATAACCAAAATTGTAATCCAATTTGATTTCTTCAGGAATTGTGTAAGCACTCATCGAGGTCTGTTTGGTATAAACACAACCCAATTTAATTTCAGTTTTAGATTTGCATCCTTTCTTGATTTTATCAAGGTTCATCTTGGCAACAAATGAATCACTTCGATTGTAAGGAATTGTGAACAATTTGCCATTGTGTTTAGTCCACCAATGATGCTCATTCATAACCGATTTCGCCTTTTCAACTTCACTGCTGTAAATATAATTGGTAGGAGGCAAAATGGTCTTTAATGCCAACATTTCAACTTCTTGGAAATCCAATGCTTTCTTTGAAACAGGAATATAATCACCGACCTTCAATGTGTCACCATCAACGCCCACGATTTTTCCATTTACCAACTTTAACAATGATTTTGCCTTTGTTACAACAACTTCTCTTTGTTCCTTGGTGGTGATTTTCAACATACAATTGGTGCCATCTTTATTTATAACAGGGTGTTTAGTCACTGCCTCAATGCGGTCCCAAGTGCACTTGCCCTCCTCATTGGATGATGGAATTTCATAATATTCGTCCAATTCTGCGTAAGTGGTGTCCTTGTCGGCATAATATTCTTTCTTAGTTGCTTTTTCAATGAACTCTTTGGTAAAATCGCCAATCTGAACTTTTTTTACAATTCCCTTGTTATTTCTCACTGCAATTACAGTCTCATATGTTACAGAGTTGAGAGTATTGTGAACATACACACCATAATCAGTAAGGAAAGTTTGGTTGCCCGGAACAGTGAAATCATAGACCATTTCGGATTGTTCGGGAGTCCAAACATCAATTTCGACTATTTCGTCCCATACCACGTTGGCATCTGCTGCCTGTTTAAGGATTCGTAATTCCTCGGCAACAGAAGATGCGTTTGTAGAAGACTCAAACGCGGCAATATACTTTTGGAGAGTGCGTCTTCCAATGGACATTTCTGGATTTCTTTTGTATCTTCCATAAATTCTCGACTGCCCCTCCAATTCTAAGGTTTTGCCACAGTGAGCAATGATGTGTCCAAGACCATTAATCTTGTCAATTTCATCAGATACGTTGTGAGCATCGTCGCGATTCAAATACTCGACTAATCCATTCAATGCAACCATTTTCGATTCGAGGGAACTGCCAATATTACTCTTGTATGATTCAGCATACTTTGCCGAGATGGACAAATGGTGCAATTCGGAACCACGAGTATTCGTTGTATGAATAGAACCAAACATGCCAAAATAATTAATTAGTAATGCAATATCCTTTATCAATTGCAGACTGCGACTGCACGCGCGAATCATATGGTGCTTCTCATCGCATTGAATATTGCCATCGCCGTCAATGTACGCCTGGATCAATCGCGCCTTAAAAGCATCGGGGGCAACAAAGGCAAAATCAGGCGCACATTTGTCAAAGGAACCATTTCCACATGTAATTTTAAGGAAATCAGCAAGTTCCGCGCAAGTGAACTTAACATCCGTGGTGTGTCCATATTCACTCTCCTTTTCGTATATTTTGCACTCCTTGCCAAATCGCGCGGCAAACTCAATGGTATTCTGTATGAACGCAGTCGAAATGTTAGTAATACAAATGGTGTTGTAATTAATCGACCCCTCTGCCAAATACGCGCCAATGAACCATCCAAACAATTCATCCAACACAAATGTCTTGTTGCCAATTTTGACGGTTTCATTTACCAGGGTGTCATTCTTGATATTCTTGGAAACAGGGATGCGCATTCCAACCTTCATGTCTTTGCCAACAATTGGATGCACCTTATTGTCCTGTCTAACCAAATGAGAATGACTTGTCGTGGTTTCGACCATTCTGCCGCTCTTGGTTTTAACACGCATCAGTTCACCATTCACGGGGTGGCGACTCACGTGCGATATCTTAGACCATTTAGTAGTCTCATCCTCTCCCACAGACATGATGTAATATTCGACATCTTGAGACCCTAGAACAGTCTCCACACTATTCTCATGTCCAGTGTTGAATGTGAGTTCGGGGTTTTCCGAGATAATTTGGTCGCAGAAATCGCCAATCTTGGTAGATGTCATTTGCACTTGTGCTTGCGCCACACCCTTCTCAACTTTCATTATTTTCACACACTCGTTGCGAGTAAGCGACATCTGTGTAGTTGGCTCACCAATACTTTGTCCGGCAATAACGCCAACCATCTCACCAGGACTAATAATCGATTTCTTGTAATTGAGGTGAACGCTTTCCAACAGGATTTCGATTGCCTTGCGGTTAAAGCGCTTATTGACAATTAGATCCTTGGGAGACAGATAATAGTAATACAGGACTTCAAACAGTTTATTGGGTTTGCAGAAACTAGACAATTTCAAAGTCTCAAATTTGGCGTCAATCATCTGAAACGCCTCCAAAGGAGTGATATCGACTGTGCTATTGGCATTAAGACCAAGTTGTCCCTGCACATTGAGAATCAAATTGTAGAACGCAACTGGTGCCTTGACACTATCCTCATTCTTAAATTTAAATACATTGGAAACTAATTGGTCGCGGGTTTCCAACATATAATCAATGTATTTCTTGCAAAATGCACGCGCCTCGTCACGTTGTCTTCTCACCCGAGTTGCCGCGCCCTTGGTGTAAATCTGAATCAAATCATGTTCGCCCTCAGTCATTCCTACAATGTCATAGTGCATGTAAATGTCTTCAACTGACATATTGACAATGGGGATTGACTGATTCTCAATGCGCGTGGGGTCGGCACTATCCTCACCATAGGAGAATTGCACAATCTTGCCCATATTGTTTCGCACAGTCATGTCATATTCCACCTTCAGATCCTCAAGACCCTTAACCAATCGGCGTTGAATATATCCGGTCTGACTGGTGTCGCGCACTTGTAACCCATTGGCAAGTCCAAAGTTAAGAGTGGTCGGAATAGTCAAATCATACATCTTGGGATTATTTTCAACACCAATGACATTGATTTCTACAATAGGATCCAAGACAACATTATTGTGTGTTGCAAAATTGCGATGGACCGCATTCCATTTAATTGACAATAAACGCGCCTGTTTCGCATCATCTATTAACTTCACTTTATCAGCAAAGCGCTGTCCCCACTGACATCGAATACTAATCCTATGTGCAGGGCGAATATTCACAGTTCCAAGATTATTCTTTTTCATTTTTGTAACAAATACCTTGCCAAATATTCCAAATCTGGAACACAACATTCCAATACCTTCTATTAATCTTTTTGATGCCGATGACGCTTCTACACTGTTTTTTGAAACAGTTCCATCACCCGAAAAGTATCCATTTAACAAACCACCAACAAAATCAATGTTAGCAATAAATGCTTCGGTTGGCACATATTTACCGTGAGCACCATGTCCAACAAGTTTTGTAATAAATTGCGACAACACAGATGAACACCCATTAACACCTGTGGTCAATCCACCAATTTTATTAATTTTCTGTGTTTCAATCCAGTGAATACCCTGTTTTTCAAACCACGATTTAACAAAATTGCGAATATTTTCATTGTTATTTGTGATATAAATGTGACTATTATGAATATTACCCTCTGCTAAAAACAGACCAATGAATAATCCATTGTCATAATTAAGTTCAAACTTTTCACCAATTGTTGCTTCATTGATGCGCTGAGCATGATAAGGATAGACACACTCGTTTTTAATATTGGCAATATTACTGCGCACCATTGTCCTTTGCAATGACGATTTCTTTGAATAAGGAAGAGTGAAATTAGTACCATTGTTTGAATTCCACCATCCAACAGGAATCTTCTTGCGTGTTTGCATGCATTCATTCATGCTATTTATAGCACAATTGAAATCAGTTCCATACACAAACTTGTCCTTTGGCAAATAATCAGACAACAATATGTGATTCAGTATTACAGGCGGTTCACATAACTCAGCAGTCACTGGAACACAATCACCAATTACAATTTCAGGCGTAAGCATTTCATAAAACCCTTGTTTTTCTTTATTCCAAACAAGAAGTGATTTGCTTTCTGTCACAGTGACACTGCGACCACCCTGTGTCTTGATTTCATAAAGTTGGGTTCCAGGGTCGTGTCTAGTGACTGCAGTAATTTCTTCCCACGAAACCTTTCCATTTTCGCAAGTAGTTGGAACATAAATGCTATTAACATTTAATAGTTCCATATTTTTTTCATCAAAGTGCTGAACACGACTCTTGTTGTCAGAATTATCCAATTTGGCGTCAATCCAGCGCCCAATTTCCGTGTATACTGGTTTGCAATTTTCATCAATCAATACAATTGGTGTTTCCCAAGTGACCGATTTAACAGCAGTATCAATGAGACCCATTCGACCACCCATGGCGTGGAAGAACAATTCGGGGGCAGTGAGACCCGAAATATAAGAGTTCTCAACAAATCCACGCGCACTCGGCGAGTCATCGTATTTGGAGAAATGTGGCAAAGTGCGACTGTCAAACCCGTAAGGAACGCGCTTACCATCCACACTCTGTTGTCCCAAACAGGAAATCATCTGTGATATGTTGACCATGTTGCCCTTGGAACCGGATGCAACCATGATTAAGAAACGATTGGAGGCACTAAGACTCTTTTTAGCAATGGCGCCGGTTTGGTCAGTTGCCTTATTCAAAATGCCCTTGACCTGATTCTCATATTCAGTGGCATTATTGTGTCCAGTCTTGTTTTCAAAGATGCCAAGATGCATCTTGTCGGTTAATTGTTGGACTTCAGTTTTTTTTCCAGCAATAACTCGCAAAATTTCTTCAGTAGTTTTTCTGTCAGAAATCAAGTCGCTTACGCCCACACTGTATGCACTGGTCTTCATGTATTCAGTGATGACCTGTTGCAAATCGTCAATGTAATCAGCACATGCCATGTGTCCAAAATCATTACAGATGCGACTTAGGACATTTTTCACAGTAGATGCAATCATCTGACCACGTTTGTATTTGCCGTTGAAGATTTCCAACACATTGTTGGATGTGGCGTAATCGTCGACTTTGTCATCATACTGTTTAGTTTTTATTTTCAATGTTAGGGGAGGAGTAATTTGTGACAATATGTCAAAATTGGTTATTTTATTCTTGCCGGCAAGTTTTGACACATCGACGCGAGAATAACCCATTAAGATGTTCATCGCATCTCTTGGTGAAAATTCAACATCCGGTCTGGTAAATCGGTAGGTTCCCAACATGGAATCTTGATAAATTCCAATGAGGGGCGAATTACTAGACGGACTGATAATTTGATAAGGAATTGCTGCCAGATGTCTGAGTTCAGTCTCAGACAGGACATTCTGGGGTAGGTGCATATTCATCTCCATTTGCACACCGAGTGCAAATATACCTGTTTTTTCAAATCAGGATTGGACTATATCTTATTCCGCATCAGGTTGATTAGACCATCATTTGCGAACCATAACCATTTAGTCTCTGAACCGTACCCATGCTCTATCATAACGAGTTTAGGGTCTTGGCTGCGGATTGCCCAATCCTTCACATTATTACCATTGGGTTCGTCAGTTAAACGAGTTCCCCTTGAATGTTTCCAAACAAGGGTGGTAGTGAAGGCTCTAAGGTGGTTTCCCGCAATTTGGTCATGTTGCCATTTATTAAATGACTAAGGGATTATATTTGTCTAATATGTCTATGCAAACATAATAAACAAGTGGCATCTTACACTGTTTTCCCGATTAAGTTCAACCACAACTTAAAAGGCAGTCCCTTGTTGGCGACAAGATTTATCACCATCGAAGTCAGCATTGTACGGTTTTGTGTCTGCAACGTTCATGCGAAAGGTGTCACCCTTATTCATGATTTTCGCAATATGACACATCATACTCATTCTGTGCAAACTGGGTTGTCTGTTAAACAGAACCGGGTCACCGTCCATCATGTGTCTGTGGACGATATCCCCATTTTCGAGACGAATCGACATTCGGTCTCGGTTTCTGAGAGAAATGGTATCTCCATTACGCTTCTCATAGTTTTTGGCACCCGGATACACATCCGGACCATTTTGCACCAACATGGTCAAGAAATTGCGATTTCGGTCATTCACTACAACAGGTTTGGTCAAGTTCATCGCAACCTTCTTAGGCACTCCCAACTGTCTTGCCGACAAATTGGGGTCGCCAGTGATGACGGAACGCGCACTAAAATCGACACGCTTGCCCATCAAGTTGCCTCGGATGCGACCATTCTTGCTATTCAGACGATCAGTGATGCACTGCAATGGGCGACCAGACCTCTGCGCCATCGGCACCGCGCCTTTCACCTTATTATTCGCAATCATCGCCACAAAATATTGCAACACCTTTGTGAGACCATCTATGACATTTGGCGCGGCATTATTATTGATGCGTTCCTCCAAATCCTTGTTGGTCTTAATGATGTGTCCATAAATGTGTGTCAAATCATCCTCACTGCGCTGATTCGCATCCTGTTTGACAGAAGGGCGCACTGACGGGGGTGCAACAGGCAATACTTGGCAGACCATCCAATCCGGTCTAGACCAAATTGGACTGAATCCCATGAACTGAACATCCTCGTCGGAGATGCGCTTGAATATCTTGAGTACAATTTCAGCAGTGAAACGCATGGTGAATTGCGATTTGCCCGCCTCGCGAATTGCCGCAATTTCTTCAGGTGTGGCGTCCTCTGCCTTCTCCAAATTGTCCCAAATAGCAACAATGGTTGCCATCTCTTCCAATTTGATTTTGTCGGGTTGTTTGCATCCACAACCCAATTCGGTTGCCTCACCGCATCGGCGAATGCCAGAGCATTTATTATACACATAATCCCATCTGTCGGATGCTTTCATATTGGCAACATGCTTGTGGTCTTCCTTGCTAACCAACAATTTGCTGCATTTGAAACAGACGCATTTAAGAATTGACATGATGTCCTTGATGTGTTGAATGAAGAACACGGGACGCGCCAATTCGATATATCCGAAATATCCGGGAGTATTGATATGAGTTAAACCATCTGTAGGACAAACGCTTCCATGTCCTAAAACACCCATTCGGGGGTCAAATAAACCACCGGGTACTTCCTTGTTGTTTATGTAAGTATCTTTTGAAACAACTTCTACTACACCCTTGCGAATTTCTTCAGGTGATAACATCCCGAATTGAATCCCGATGATTCTTGCGGGATTCTTGTAATTGACACTTGACATAGTTTGTTTTGAACCAGACATTTTTCGAGAGTTACTATAATATATATGGGTTATTATTTATGTTCTTTTGTCAGAAGAACAATTTCGAAATCAATTTTCTTGGAACAAAATGTTATTTCAAAACAAATTACAGAGTATATGTATTAAATTGTATCCAGTATGTCAAAATCCAAGTCAAACAAGAATATGTTGCGTCGCAATAAACCAGATAGTGACAGTGATTCAAACAGTGATTATGATAGTGAAGACGATAGTTCTTATGTTTATGAAAGCACCACCGATACGGGCAGCAGTGCATACATGTATGATAGCGAGGAATCCGAGGAATCAGACAAGAAGAAAAAGAGGTCGAAAAATTCAAAGAAGTCAAAGAAGTCAAAGTCTAAGAAACAAAAGAAATTGAAGAATTCCAAGTCTAGACAAGAGGAATATTCTGATGACGAAGACGAAGATGATGATGGCGATGAAGACGAAGATTCCATGACCGAATTACACAAAACATTGTATAAATTATTTCCATCCAAATACACAAAAGACAAATGCAAGAAAGACAAAAGTAAAAATAAGAATAAAAAGTCAAATGGCAAAAGAGGCGATAGAGATGACAAGAAAAGTAAGAAAAAGAGTAAAAGAAAGGAAGAATCGGAATCGGAATCTGACGATGATGATGATGAAGAAGAATCTGACTATGAGACCATTGATGATGATGAGGAAACTATCTATGAAACAGAAGACGACGATGAGGACAATGAGGACAATGATGACGAAGAAGACGATGATGACAATGAAGGTGATGATAAAAACTTCAAAATCACACTAACAATTGGAGGCAACGAATCGCCTTTTGTGGGACTTAAAAACAGGGTTGCATCCGACTTATCTAAAGATGAAGAATACACCATTGAAGATGAAAAGACATTCATGCGAGAATCATATGAACCTGTGGGAATGCCTCTATCGCCATCGAATGAAAACCTGGAAGCAACAGTGACAAATTCTTTTGCGCCATCAACGCCCAAAAAACAGAAGGAAACTGCTGCAACTGTCAAAAAGGTAAAGCAACCCACTGACATCGACATTGAGGACAAATACAAGGAAATCATTGAATTGAAGAAGGTCTTGTATGAGAAGCATCGCAAGAATCCCAAAAACAAGATTATTAAGAAGGCGCTAGAGCAGTGCGACCACACTGTGAAGAAACTAATAAAGCATGCGCGTTCCAAGAATGTGCGCAATTTTGAAGAGTTGCTTATTGAAACCGACATCCCCGAAAACACGGATGACCTCGGATATTTCAAGAACAAGTTATCCAACAAGGAGCAAATCAAGGTGATGAATGATTTGCGCGAATTGAATGACAAAATCTACGTGGAGAAACCATATAAACTGACTTTATTGCAATCGAATTTGCCGTCAAATATCAAGGCAATGGCAATGCAACGGTTGAACCAATTGTCGGCAATGGAACCCGGCGAGTCCGAGTATTACAAGTTGAAGAATTGGGTGGACAGTTTCATGCGCATCCCGTTTGGGCGATACAAGAATATAACCATCAATATCAGTGATGGAATCGACAAGTGCAGCGACTTTGTAGTGAACGCCAAGAAGCAGTTGGACAATTGTGTCTATGGTCTCAATGATGCCAAGATGCAAATCATGCAAATGGTGGGTCAATGGATATCGAATCCATCGTCGCTTGGCACCGCCATCGCAGTGAAAGGTCCGCCCGGAACTGGCAAGACGTCGTTAATAAAGGATGGTGTCAGCAAGATTTTGGGACGCGAGTTTGCCTTTATTGCTCTCGGCGGGTGCGGTGATAGCAGTTTCTTGGAGGGGCATTCCTACACATATGAAGGCAGCACCTATGGCAAGATTGTGCAGATCTTGATGGACAGCAAGTGCATGAATCCGGTGATATATTTCGACGAATTGGACAAGGTGAGTGATACGGCGCGGGGGCAGGAGATCATTAGTTTGCTGACGCATTTGACGGATAGCACACAGAATAGTCAGTTTCGCGACAAGTATTTTTCCGAATTGGATTTCGATTTGAGCAAGTGTTTGTTTATTTTCAGTTACAACGATGAGAGTTTAGTGAACCCAATTTTGAAGGACCGCATGTACAGGATTCAGACAAAGGGTTATGATTTGAAGGAGAAACAGATCATTGCGCGAAATTACATGTTGCCGAAGATACGGGAGCAGGTTGGATTCAAAGAGGATGAAGTGATAATTACAGATGATGTGCTGACGCATATTATTTCGAATCAGGCAAAGGGTGAGGCGGGCGTGCGCAATTTAAAGCGGTGTTTGGAAATAATTCACACAAAGTTGAATTTGTATCGGTTGGTGAAGTCGGGCACAGCACTGTTTGAGAAGGAGATGGGTCTGCAAGTGTCGTTTCCATATACATTGACGCGGAAGGATGTGGATATCCTTGTGAAGAATGAGGAGACCATTAATCAGAGTGTGTTGTGCTCGATGTACATGTAAAGGGAACCAAGGTTCCCTTATGATCCCTCCTTTAAGAGGAACATTGGACCCTCCTTTAGTTTTTCTTAGAACTTGCAATTACAATTTGTGTATTTATGAAAAATACACAAATGAACAAATGAACAAATTTAAAGGTATTATTATTTACTAATACAACCATAGGATGTCAAACAAAACCAACACAGACGCAGACAAAGAGACAGATATTGAAATTGCAAGTTTGCACAAAAAAATGCATAGCATGGAAGAAGATATGAAGCACTTGATTGAAAAAAATAAAAAAATAGAATACGAATTGTCGCGAATGATGTCATTTTTAGTATCTTTTGCCGAAGATGTTAAATACGACTTGCATCACATAAAATACAAGTAATTAATGATTATTGAATCCATGAAAAAAAGGGTTTCAACCCCAGTTTTGATTAATTAAACCGTCGAAGAATTAAAACGGCACAAAGTGCCGTTTTTTCTTCTAGGTTCGTGACCGATAACCATTTAATAAGGCACGCAAAGCGTGCCGTTTTAAATGTCCATCGGTTTAAATATACAAAATACACAAAATACAAATTATTCAAATATGCCAATATCAATTCCGGCTATAGCGCAAGCAACCACATATCCATGTCCAAAAGGATGTTTAAGATAACTAATCTTCTCTCTTAATAGGTCCTCTGTAACCTCTAAACATATAACATCACCATCTTCACTCCTAGGACCGTCAAAGTCATACAAAGTGATGTTATTACCTTCACTTAACATCTTTTTCCAATGTTGTGTCATTTCCCTATCCTTAATTAGACCGTGATATTCCTTCACATAGACCTCCTTGCGGGAAGTCACATAGTCCATATCACCTTTATCTTCATGTCCCTCAAACCTAGCACACAATATTGTTTTCCCCTTACCTTTGGGATATCTTCTCTTAGCACTTGTCTGTGCCCGCCACCATGCCTTTGTAGTCTCTTCGGGTATACCCTCGAATATCTTACCTGATTGCCATCTGCTCTCGTAGCGGTCGTAACCCATATATCCTCCTGGGATTTCGGTCATAGGACTAAAGTCCCTACGATTCTTACTAGTTTTTCCTTGTGCACTAGTAACATTTACTGTAATTGAGTTGGGGTCTATTTTATCTGCCCATTTGCCTCTCATATTCATGCTTGCAATGTAAATCTTTCCTGCCATTTTAGTTTTTATTAAGAGTGTGTAATAATTGTTATTTTTGTGCTTTATTCTGAGGGATTGAAAAAAGGGATCAATTTCCAAGGCAAACCTACGGTTTTCCTTGGACCTTTCCCTTTAAGGGGAACCAAAGGTGGAACTTACCGTAGGTTTTCCTTAAAGTCTTTCCACGATATGGTTCGGGGTTCTACAAACTTGGTGGCGTCGCCCGCATATTTTTCATCTATTTTTTGCCCCCGGCGCATGGCGCTATCCACATACATCTCTTTCAGAATAGTGCCAACTTTCACAGACGCATCATATTGATCAATGGTGCCATCCTCAATTTGTTTCAAGGTTTGCACAAAATTCACCAGCATTTTCATGTCCAATTCATCATTCACAACTTTATTGAAAATGTCCGTATAATTGTTGTACAAAAATGGGCACGAGGTTTTACACAAATGTTTGTATTTCTCTTCTTCCACAATTTTCATTTTATGATGAGTTTTTTTTAATTCGCACATTTTGCCAATATCAGCAAGAATGAGTTCACTGTGTTTAATTTCGCGAATTTTGTCAGTATTATTAACATAATCATCGCTCTCCATGAGTGCTTTCATATTTAAACTCTGTGTGAATGAATTGCTTTGCTGCGCCATTGCGAAATCTATATCATACAGAATTATGATTATTTCGACTAAAATAACTTATCCAAGAAACTTATAGGATGTCAGACAGGTTATTTGTGTTTAATTTGGGAGTAGAAGATTCCATGTGGTCAACATCAATGTACATTTTAATTGCATTTATTTATATTATGCTTGGCATCAATTTTACTTCTAAATATTTGAGAATTAATGGCAAATTGCAAGACATGGAATGTGACCCGAGTATATTGACATTTATATGGATGTTTTCATGGATTCTCGGAAAAGAGTCTGAAAAGCGAGTTAAAAAATGCATGATGCAAGGAAAGCAGATATTGACGCACCATATTCAAAACCCCATTGTGCAGAAAATCAATGACGCCAAATATGTGCTTGATGAAAATATGCGCAAGGTGAATGCAAACATGGACCAATTACAGGATGCTTACAACAAGTCGGAAGGAAAAGTGAATAATTTAGCAATTGCCATACAAAAAAACATTTTAGCAATCAAAGAGGGTATGCAAAAAGTGGTTGCCGGAATGATGGTGCAAAAACACATAAATGATGGCAACTTGACTGTTGTAAAACAGACGCGCAATTATGATGAAAAATACAATCAGGTTATAAATGAGATTAAATCTTAGGTTGTCTACAAAAATAAGAGTGTACTAATTATAGATGTTGGAAGTTTCGTATTTTGTGTTGAATCAACCCTATGTCATAAATACTGTAATTTTTTTTGGCACATTTTTGATTGCAATAATATGGATGCACGCATATTTGCATGCAGATGTAATGAAAGATTTGGGCGCCACGTGTGATGACCCGATTGCAAAATTTTTTAATAGAAAACTTGCGGAACGATGTTATGTCGACACCATAACAAAGAGTGCCACATGGGTTGATGATAATTTGGACAAAATAGTTAAAACACTGGAACTACAGCAAAATGCCACAAATGCGCGAATCCTTGGTTTGTACAAAATATACGATGAGCGCAACAAGGAAAAGGCAGCAGCATATGCGCAGAGAATTGCCGACAAACAAACTGCGGTCAATGAATTGCAAAACACGGTGAATGATATTAAAACCGGTGTCAGTGATAATGAGAAAAATATTACAAAATTCATTGATGATTATCGAGAAGTATTGAGAGAAAATATTAGCAAATTGCAAGCACTTGCAACAGGAATTGTCAATAAATTAAATCGCAATATGTATTCAACTAATTATAAAGATAAAAGAGAGACATATGTCAAATCATACAATAAAATAAACGAATACATAAAAAATGTAAATAAGGATAGGATGTTTGAAGGAGTTAATCAGATATTTGATTTATTGCCGGAAATTCCCGCAGATGCGCGAACAGGCAAAGTTTAGGGTAAATATTTATATAGAGAATATCTATATAAGTATGCCTATCTCGACAGATACTATTATTTTGTGTGCTGGACTCTTTGTTTTGATAATTGTGGCAATGATGTTTGGTTCAAGTGGAATGGTTCCACATTATGGATTTGAAAATAAGAGTTTGCAGAGTCATCCATATGAAGGATTTGCCCAGGCAATGGAGTATTTTTACAACAGAGACAGTGATGAAGAGGTTGAAGGGTTTTCTCATTTAAATCCGGCAGATTACAATGTTGTGCCAACTACAAATATGTCTGGCGAATCTTTGCCTGCAGTCAATTCTGGCGTTCCTATGAAAGTGACTGGATTTGATGGTGTGCAAGGTGATGCCATGGTAGAAAACAATGGATTAATGGGGTATTTAGCAATGAACCCTGCTCGTCCGGATTGCGTTGATTATGGATACACAAAATCTACTGGCAAAGTGTGCTTCAATCCTGCTGATGTCAAATTGCTGACGACCCGTGGGGGGAATGCTAAATAGGTGAACTAAGGAAACCAAGGTTCTCGGCGCCCATAGGGCGCCGAGAAGTGGAGCACCGAAGGTGCTCTCCCTTATGATCCTTCCTTTTAGGGGAACCAAGGTTCCCCTATGACCCCTCCTTTCGATTAATAAAATCAAAAGAAGGAGTAAAATATAATTAATAAGATTAAAAGGAGGGGTCATAGGGGAACATTGGTTCCCCTAAGCAGCAACCTTCCGCGTTTTTCCATGACCATAACCATATTTCTTTTTTGCTTCTTTGGCATAAAAGAACGCCTTTCCTCTATGGTCGCATCCTTCATCAATGATTTTGTAATCAACTGCAGCAGATTTGCCGCCAGTAATTGCACTTGCCAACCGCGCATAACCCCATGATTGTGCTGTTTGATTGGGTCGCGACCCCGACGAGAAATACGCACCTTCGCCTTTGTTGACTATTTTTTTCAAGGCGTCGATAGAGCATCCAGTTGCTTTTACCAATTCAGAGGATGGCATGACATTTTCAACACCATATATTTTGCGGGCATTTGCTAAATGTTTGGATGGTTTTGACACGAATGATGATACACGATTTCGTGTGTAGTACTTGCCTTTTTTGTATAGTTTTTTGGACTTTTGCAACATCTTAATTTGTTTGACTTTGTCTTTTTGTGTTAATAGAGATGGTAGATATCGCAAAGGGTATTTCATTATACAGGATTGTGTGAAAAAAAACACTATTTATGTTTTTCCTTCAATGGAAGAAACATAAGGAAACAAACAATATTAATAAAATCAAATGGATGAATAAAATCAAAACAGGGTTAATAAAATCAAAACAGGGTTAATAAAATCAAAAGGAGGGGTTCGAGGGGAACGTAGTTCCCCTGAAAGGGAGGGGTCCAGGGGAACCGTAGGTTCCCCTGTTAGAGCCCTTTCCCGCATAGGTCGCAAATATCAATATTTTCGCCATCTTCAAAACCAATTTCAATATAGTGACTCGTCGTCTCAATATGAGGACACAAATCCCTTATTTTTGTTTTAGCAAATTCAACCGTGCGAGGATCATATAGATAACTATCTCTAAACGCAATCCTTTTAAATCGTTGAATTCTCACTGTGTTTTCATCCCGCAAATTGAGGGTTTCATACACATCTGCAATTTGTTTTTCAGTTGGATCCATGATGGTCTCGCAATAGAGCATGCAACTGTGAAACGTGATTTTGTAATAGTTTGACAAATTGTCATACAAACCTCGATTACAGGAAAATTCACCATTCATGTATTTGCGAATTGCATCTATTCGCTGGCGCCCATCTTGAACGCATAATTCTTGTTCCACACTTGTCAATACAAGTGGATACATTGCCTGATCTTCAAGGAATAAACTTTCTATATAAGTTTGTTGTTTTTCCAAATCCCATGGAACTGATGGTTCTTTAGCAATGATAATATCTCCCGAAGCAATTCTTTTTAGGATGAACTCGACGCTCATGTGTCCGTAAGTAATTTCTAAATCAAAGTTGTCCATTTTAAAGTAAGGTTTTATGTTTTATATTTTTTGTTTGCTGAAGTCACACAGGAAAATGCATCAATTTTCAAGGAAAACCTACGGTTTTCCTAGGACCTTTCCCTTTAAGGGAAGGATCATAAGGAAACCGTAGGTTTCCTTAATATTATTCTCCAAAACCAATTTAGAAATAATGCGTTTGTAATCATATCATCCACATCCAAATGAACGAGGACAACCATGTATTAACAATTAAAACGGTCCAAATCCAACCCATACGTAACCTCACCACAGCATTAAAAGACATATTGACAGATGCAACCATCACCTTCACCAAAGAAGGTATGAAAATCATCAATTTCGACAAGACTCATACAATGTTGGTGAGCGTGAATTTGAATGCAAAGAAATTCGAACATTACAATTGCGCCCCCGACAAGATTGTAGTCTGCACCAACACAATGCATTTTTTCAAGTTAATTTCGACGCTTTCGAATGACGACACGCTGACAATGTATATCAACAAGGAGGATTACCAGGACGGCATCGTTTCTTATTTAGGCATGGAGTTCGACAATCGCAATGTGGGGCAAACCTACGATTACAAGTTGCGCTTGATAGAACCCGACACAGAGGAATTAGTTATTCCGGATGTGCAGTATTCGACCATTATCAATTTACCCACTTCCGATTTTCAGAAAATTGTGCGAGACCTGAATGCGCTCACTGACCGCGTGGAAATCAAATCGGTGGGCGACGACTTGATATTCTCCTGTGTGGGAACATTTGCAAAGACCAAATTCAAGCGGTCGGAGTCGGACAAGCACATGGATTTTTTGGTAAAACCGGACCCGTCGGTAGTCATACAGGGTGAATTCTCAGTGAAGAGTTTGAATAATTTTATTAAATGCACACCATTATGCACACATTTGGAGATGTATTTGGGGAATGATTTGCCGCTAATAGTGAAATATGACGTGGCGTCATTAGGTGAGATTAAGTTGTGTTTGGCGCCGCTTCCGCCCAATTAAACCGATGAAGATTTAAATCCGCACCTTTGGAATAACTGCCGGAGGCAGTTACACGTGGAGCAACCAACGGTTGCTCTATGCTAGGATTTAAATCGTTATCGGTCACAAACCAAAAAGAATGTAAATCTGCTGTGCGGATTGAATTCTTCGCCGGTTTAAACAGATGAACATTTACATTATTCCATATTTTGAAATTCAAAATATGCAAAATATATATAATGAGTGGAAGAGGATATAATAGAGGCAATGGAGGAGGCGGAGGCGGAGGATATTACAGAGGTGATGAATGGGGTTATAACACAGGTAATCAAGGATCATACAGAGGTGATGAACGAGGCAATCAAAGATCATACAGAGGCAATGACCAAGGATATAACAGAAATAATGGAGGAAGGGGAGGAGGGGGCATAAGCAATCAACCAGTTGCCAGAATGGCGCCAAAGAAGTTTGCATACGCCACCGTCCATTTTGGCAGCAACCCTGTTTATCTAGAATTGGAAATGTATTTTTTCCGCATGTTGCGCCAATATACTGAGCATGACATTATCTATTTATATTCGGTAAATGACACCCCCGAATCATTTGTGGATGCCATTCGCCCATTGGTCACACAAGTGGTGCCATATGATGATCGCAAAATCACGTTTGACGTGTCTTTCAAAAGTGGTTATGCAAATTTCAATACATTGCGAACTTGCAATTTCATTTTTGCCTATACTTTGACGCAGTATGACACAGTGTGTATTATTGAGTCAGACATGGTGATTATGAAACCACTGGATTCTATATTTAAATTGAACGCCCCCGCAATCGTCACTTACCACATGGGCAATCGCAAATTAAAAAACAATGACGAAAGGGTTATGAATAATCCAAGAACAGTTCTTGCCGAATGCAAAAACATGGGTCGTTTGAATGGCGGCGTGATGCTAATACACCCAAGCATGCATTTGTTTAACAAATATGTGTCAAAAATACAGGATGTTGTGCAGCACGAGTGCAAATATCCCAACGAGACCCTGTTTGAATATGTGAACGATTTCCATTACAATTTGCCGATTCAATACAATTTGACCCATTATTCGGCAAAGGCAGATAAATTGGCAAAATTTGGACTGAATTTGTCCGACATTTATGTGTATCATTTTAACGAAACTAAATACAAACATTTGGATATCATAAAAAATCCATTAGACGAAACGGGGAATAATTGGTTGGATATAATTCAGAGCAATGAGAAATATGAAATTAAGAAATTCCCAATAATGCATTATAAAGTTACGATTTTTGACAAACACCATCCGGAGGTAAAAATGACTTTGGAATCAATAGAGGCGAAGACAAAGATGAAAATAATGCCGAAAGAAGAAGTGCAAAAAGAGTTTTTTGAATCGCCACCAAAAGAAGAAGTGCGAAAGGGGTCACCATTGTCACCGCCAAAAGAGGAAATACGATGGGCGTCCCCTGTAAAAGAGGAAATGCAATGGGCGTCGCCTGCAATGCTTGCAAAAACAGAATCTCCCAAACAAATCATAGAGGAAATCATGCAATCATTTGATGAAGTGCAAAGGTCAAGTGAAGGGATAACAAAGAAATCAAAATGCCCCAAAGGCACGCGAAGAAATAAAAAAACAGGATTGTGTGAACCATATGCGAAAAAATCAAAATGCCCGGAAGGCACTAAACGCAATTCATATACGGGTCGATGCGAACCTATTGGTAAAAAACCAAAATGCCCGAAGGGAACGCGAAGAAATAAAAGAACGGGTGAATGTGAACCCAATGGAAAATAGAGAATTGTGTGTTTTATTTATTTGCATTAATAAATAAAACCCATGGAAATAAATTGAAATGAGAGAGTCCAAAGGATTATAATAAAAGGATAATAATAAAACTAAAGGATGGGTTATACAAAATCATTAAACAAACTAAAGGGAGGGGGTCATACAAAATCATTAAACAAACTAAAGGGAGGGGGTCATACAAAATCATTAAACAAACTAAAGGGAGGGGGTCATACAAAATCATTAAACAAACTAAAGGAGGGGTCCAAAGGAGGGTTCCAAAGGAGGGTTCCAAAGGAGGGTTCCAAAGGAGGGTTCCAAAGGAGGGTTCCAAAGGAGGGTTCCAAAGGAGGGTTCCAAAGGAGGGTTCC